CATGCCATGCCATTCTGTCAACCCCGTCCCCCGAAATAAGGGGGTGCCCCCTCGAACAAGCGCAAACCTGATACGCGATCACGCCCAGTAACCCCAACGCGCCAGTTTAGAATGCGTCTAATTAACAGAACTGGGAATATTTAATTGCATTTTATTTGAGATAATCTCTTTTTATCTCTTGAATTATGGGATTATATGCTTATTATAATATGTAACGAAACAAACAAGGGATTAATCAAATGAACACGAGAGATACAATCAAGAAGGCACTTAAAGGTCGGATCATGACAATGGTATTCACTAAGAAGAACGGCGACATTCGCAAAGCATATGGACAGGTCGTCGAGAATGATCAGCGTCCAAGTGATGACTATCCAAACCTGATCACGTTCGTTGATTTCAGCGTGGGTGGTGTTCGATCCGCCGACCTATCGAACGGTGACTGGATCATCAAGTCTGGCAACACAGTAATGAGAAGGGGTTAAATCATGCGCAAAGCTATTACTCGCATTCATGTAAATCAGCACGTTATCCGTGCCAATGCAAAGACAGGTGAACGCGATCCCGTGTTCACCGTCAAGAACCGGAACACGAATACATATGCTAATTCGGTCGAGATTGAGGGTCGTATGCGCCTAGTCTATAGCCCTGACAAGCCGTTATCATGTGGCGCCAAGGTCTGGATCGAAGTGATGGACGATCAAAACATTGTCTTGAAATAAGGGAAGGGGGGCAATGCCCCCCGACTGTCCGGCGGTTGTTCCGTCGCTGATGAGACCATGAAGGTCGAAACAGTCAAACAAACAATGGAGTGAATAAAATGATTAAGTATGCACATAACACGTATGAGAACGTGAATAAGGTCGAGATCCAAGCAACGTCCGGCGGAAACTATACGGTCTGGATCTATCATGATGATATTGTTTCCGGCGCGTGCTGGCTCGAGGGTGACAATATCGAGATCAAGGTGCCGGACGTGGTGCCTGTAAAGAAGCCTGTAAAGCTTCGTATGGGTGTATCGACTATCAAGCGAGGCGTCGAGCTAATGAGTAAAGGTAGCTTTACCAAGAAGCAATTGAGCACGTTCTTGGGTTTAACTGAAAAGAGTGTTGCCACCCTGCTTGTCGATATCAAGCGCGTGGGTGAGGTGACAGTCGTATCGGAACGCCCAGTCGTGCACGGCCAACGTGCCGAACGCCAGTATTCAGTTAAGTAAATAACCTATTGCCTATACCGGATATCCGGTATAGGCTTTCCCCATAGTCATAAAGGAGCAAAACATGACGCAACGTAAAACAAACCCATTCGGTAAATCGACCACCAAGTATGAACCATACGCCGTCTATCGCGGCAATCAGGGGTTCACTTGGTGCATTCTCAAAACATACAAGCGTCCGGACAAAGAAGCGTCCGACAAGCATGCAAGGTGGTTCACCTTTACGACGTCCGACTATTGTCCGGAGGGTGAATTCGGAGACGCCTATGCCGGAGAGATTCGGCAATTCGGCAGACTGTCTGCCGCCACGGATGAATGGCGCGAGCACTATCCAAACGGATAATAGAATCCACCGCACGGGGTGGTAATACCGTGCATTCCTCCCTTGAGACTCACCCGACAAGCTTATAGCTTGTCGGGTCTTTTTATATATAGAGGGGCGCAGGACGCAGGCGCAGGACGCAGGGCGCAGGACGCAGGCGCGATATATACAAAGGCGCAACGCGGGACGATACGCGCAGGCCGGGTTAACCAAAATTCGGTTAACCAAGCTGCATGCATGTTTTTGGGTTTGCATAGCCTGGATAATCCTATATAATCCTATGCATAACAACGAGAGGAAAACAAAATGAACAAGATCGATGATATGAAGATGCTTTCGGGCACCAGCAAAATGCCCTGCAAATCAATTAGTCGAAGCGCGTATTTATGCAACGTAGGTATGAAGCTTAGAAAAATTAAAGGTAGCACATGCCATAATTGTTACGCATGCAAAGGCATGTACAATATGCCCAATGTTAAAAACGCTATGGAACGGCGCGAAGAATTCTTCGACGCTATCGATTTCGTGCCGCGCATGGCACGGTTAATCATGCGATTGCGTCCGGTTGAATTCCGTTGGTTTGACTCGGGCGACGTGCGCGATGTTAAAATGTGCAATGACATTCTAGACGTATGCGAGGCAACGCCGAGCAAAATACATTGGATTCCGTCGCGTGAATATAAGATATGGGGCGACGTTTTGAAAACCCGCGACCTGCCGGACAACGTCACGTTGCGAATGTCCGCCCATATGATCGACGGTGCACCGTCGCAGGGCTGGCAAAATACCAGCACAGTCGCAAGCAATGACGACAATGTGCAGGGCTGGTCATGTCCGGCGCCATTGCAGGGCGGGAAAATGTGCTGATTGTCGCGCATGCTGGGATCGCTCGGTTGCCAATGTAACCTATCATCAACACTAGGGGAAACATCATGCCAAAATATATAACAGCCAAAGACGGGGACGTAATGCGAGCAATCGCATTACGTCACATGAACCAAGGCGACCTTGTCAAGCGCAAGCCTGATGCCAAAGCGGTCTATGTCATCAATCACAGGAACCGCGCAACCAAAGATCGAGTCGCAGAATATAGCCTATCCGACTGGCACGACATGAACCGCGAAATTTTCTTAAAAGAAGACACCATTGTCTACACTGATTTCACATTCTAGCCATTGCCACAGCCTCACAGGCTGTGGTAACTTCAATCATTGTCTAGCTCCATGACAACTAGGGCGCAGGACGCAGGGTTTTTTGTTTGTTTTTTTCCCAGCGCCTGCGCTCTTTTTATATTAAGTCGCAGGACGCAGGACGCAGAGCCACGCATCTATAGCCTTGGCGCGCAGGACGCAGGGCAATCCCTTCAAGTCACCATCATATAAAGCCGCAGGACGCAGGACATCGATCCCCGAACCTTGGAACTTGAACGCAAAACCTCCGTCAAACAAAAGTACATCACCCTTCGAGGGGTCGTGTAACAAGAAAAAACTCACGCCATTACAGCGAGAATGCCCAAGATGCCACGCAATCTGTGACTTGTTAACCGTAACTCGGTTACTTTTAATTATTTTTAACTCAAGCCAGATCGGGACACCATCGAGGCACATATAAACGTCCGGCATCCCTTCGCCAGCGCGGTTTTCAATCCGTTGGTAATGACTCTTTTTCGGTAACTTCTGCTTCAATGAGGTCGATAGTGCTTTCTCTGTCTTTGGCATCTTTAACAACCTTCATATCATCTAGGCTTGGGTGCTGTTTTCTTATGTCTGCTAGTCGTGCGACAATCTCTTCACGCGACAGCTTATCAAGCTGGTGGACATGCTGTTGCTCTCGCCTGTCGATAGTTAAACCACCTAAAGCGGATCGTATCTTCTCAGCGTTGATAGCGGCAGAGAATTGCCCTTCGGTCTCAGCGTTGCGTGACAGTTCATCCAATCGCTTTAACTGTCCAAGCAGGGTGACACCATACTTGCGCTCTCGATCCTGTCGTAGTTCTTTTATCAACTCGACAACAAGCGGGTATGACTTTCCGTTTAACAGCTTTGATGCGTGTTGTGCGGCAGAGTCTTCGGCATACCCAGCCAACCTTGCACACTCTGCATTACTATGTCTGCCATCGACATAGTATCTAGCAAATTCTCTTTGTCTGTTTGTCAGCCCAGAGGGGCGTCCAGCAGGATTAGGCAAAACAAAATCTCCTATAGGTTTTTCTGTGGGTTTTTATTTTCAAAAACAAAAAAGTGTTCGCGGTCTCACTCGTGACCCTATGAAGTGTATAAACGTAACGAAGTGTAACGAGAATAATGTAATGAAAACAACACTCGTTACACTCGTTACACTTATACACCAGATTTGAAAAATTTTTTATAAAAACTTTTTCCTGTAGAAAACACTATATACACGTCACTTTCGTAAAAATAATCCTTGCATGTATGGGATAAGCTAGGATAAGGTATCTTATATCACAGTGTACCGCATGGGATTCACCGTAACAAGTACCAAGGTTCGAGGTTCGGGAATCGAGTACCAAGCAACACTAAACATGAACCGAGTCAAAAGGAGTAATGACATGGCGTTCGATAAACAAGTAGTGAATAAAGTTCGTGATGATTTGAATGAGCATCTATCTACATTCTTCAGAGCAGGGTTACCTGATCTTGAGTTTCATGTAGGCAATGCATCTTATCGTGATGATCGTATTACCTTCAAGCTTGAGGTTAAGATTGCTGGTTCTGAGTCAACTGAGATGCAGGACTTACGTGCTTGTGCTGATCTGTATCAGCTTGATCTTGATAAGGTGCACGACACCTACACGTTGGGCGGTTATCGCAAACGTGCACGTAAGAATCCATTCATTGTAAAATGTTCAAAGACTGAGAAGAACTATGTCATTACGCATGACGTGGCTGTTCGTTGGTTTGGTAAGGAGTCTGCTAATGTCTAGGCACAACGTACAGGATGAGTATTACGAGCAACTTGTAGGCTCTAAGATCGCCAAGTTTTGGACGAGTGACGATGGCTTTCCGACATTTGGTTTGGTTCACCCCAAGCATGGTGCGATGGTCATCGAGGTCAGTTGTGATCCCGAAGGCAACAACGAGGGTTTTCTGTTTATTGCTGATGGGAGCGAGTCATGAACGAGTACGAGGTTGAAATCAGGGCGACTGTCACCAAGACAGTTCGCGTGTTTGCCACCAACAAGGCTGATGCCATTGAGGTTGCGAACAATGAGTTCACAGTTCTGCATACAGGTGATCCTGAGAAGTATGATCAGGAGACATTGGATATTACAGAGGTGCCATCATGAAGGATAATACTTTGAAATTATTATCGGTGCCATTGACCGCACCACAGTGGAACGTGCTCGAGGTTGCCCTTGATAGGTACATCGATGAGCAGATTGATGACGGTAGCGATGATGCCCTTTTTTACGCTAGGAAGGCTGGCATCGTGAAGGCTTTGTTAGAGCACGAGTTGATAAAAGGGGGAGCAGGACAATGAAAGTTCTAAGTATGTTTGACGGTATGTCATGTGGGCGGCTAGCACTTGAACGTGCTGGCATCCCTGTCACCAAGTATTATGCGTGTGAGATTGACAAGTATGCAAAGAAGGTCAGTCAGGCCAACTACCCCTGACATCGTGCAACTTGGCGACGTCACCGGATCAGGGTTCAACAACTGGGTGAATGCTGTTGCCTTTACAGGCAAGATCGATCTGTTGATTGGTGGCTCACCTTGTCAGGGATTTTCGTTTGCAGGGGCAGGGTTAAATTTCGATGACCCTCGAAGCAAACTATTCTTTGAGTTCGCCAAAGTATTTAAAAGACTCAAGCCAAAGTATTTCCTGCTTGAGAACGTGCGTATGAAAAAGGAAAGTCAGGACATCATATCGCGGATCATGGGTGTCGAGCCTATCGTCATGAATAGTAATTTGGTTTCGGCGCAGAACCGTCACCGCCTATACTGGACGAACATTCCCTTTGATGGCTTGCCCGAAGATCGGGGTATCAAGTTGCGTGACATCCTCGAGCATGGGTGCACTGACAGAGAGAAGTCGCATTGCATTGATGCGAACTACTTCAAGGGTGGTAACCTGAGAACCTACTTCCAGAAGAACCGCCGACAGTTGGTGTTCAGCAAGGATGGCTTATGCCACATCGCTGATGCTGATCTGAAGGGTCATGGCTACAATCGCAGAGTCTATCATCCCGATGGCAAGGCACCGTCTCTGGCGGCGGCATCAGGTGGCAACCTAGAGCCGAAGGTTCTATGGCCAGCGTCCATTGTCGGACGCCGGATCAACGAGGATGGTGTGCGTAAGGATTACGACAAGGATGTTCCGATCACACAATGCCTCGAGGTGCATGAGGTTGATAAGGCTCGATGCCTATCGACTGTGGAGAAGGATACCTTGTTGTCTGATCTGCCCGAGGGTCGTTATCCCGAGGCTTACAGTCCTGACATGAGGCTTGCATGGCGCAAGCTAACGCCGACAGAATGTGAGCGGTTGCAGACTATACCTGATGGTTACACTGATCATGTGTCGAACACCCAGCGTTACAAAATGCTTGGCAATGGCTGGACTATCGATGCGGTGGCTCACTTGTTTAAGGGGATGCGTAATGAGGATTAAGCTTCACACCATAACCTTGAAGAAGCCGATAATAAGTCGGGTTCTTCATCTCCGGATTAACCACAGGGCATGGTTGAAGGATGCCCTATCCAAACCAATGAGGAAAGTAAAATGATAAAACGTTTAGTTCTAATGAAGGTTGATGAGACCACGCTACACCCTGATCACGATGAACTTCTTTATCTGGTCGGTTCTAGCTTCTCGATGTACGAGCGCACTCTTACACGCGGTGATAAGCACCGCAAGGTCACGCATATAACTGATGTGACTAATCAGTATGGCTGGTTTGTGGCAGAGCCTATGGAAGAAATCATGGACATAATGTGGGGTAGAAATGGGTAAGGTAAAAGCGTGGGTCATGGACATGGAAGAAGATGCCATCGACATGACCGTTGAAGAATGGACGGACAAGCACGGCGAAAGCCTGATCGAAGTCTATCACGAGGCTCGTAGGAAATATGCGGATTTGATAGAGGGCAAGGACGATGATTAAATTATATAAACTAATCATGGACAGTAAGCGTAACCCATTGTCCTACATTCCGGATAACAATACTCGGCACCTAGTCATGCAAATACTGGCATGGATGTGGTGCATAATTTTCGGAATGTCTGTCGGTTCTATCACTGTGTTCGGTATCAGTGTAATAGCACACGCCTTGTTGATATCAGGTGTGTTTATTACGGCGGGTGTATTTGCAACAGCCCGACGCAAGCCACAGTATTTTGGTGGTCTTGGCAGAGGGCAAAGGGGGCGAGCATGAGTAGTGTACAAAGATACACCGAAGATGTTTTGTTGCGGAATACTCAACTACAGGTTGCGTGGCAGAGAAACATGGATTGATGTCAAAAATCTTTGTGTCAAGTTTACTCGTGAAGACTTAGGTGTTTCGATATCTATTTATCCCGAGGTCGATGAAGGTTTCGGCGAAGCACTTGGCTCACTGTATGTGGCCTTTGCCGATGTTCCTGAACTGGTTGAGGACGCAGAAAACCCTAGAAAAAATATCCAGTACAAGCGACGGACGGGTAAAAATTTTAGCATAACTAAATTTATGAACAACAGCTAATAAGGAGCAAGATTATGGGTAGAAATAAACTGGTTGAAAACATGACCGATCAAGAACGTGCAGAGCACTATCAAAAGATACGTGATGACAGGGATGAGCAACTGCGTGTGTCGGCTATGCATCTGGATGACGATCAACGCGAGGCGATCAAAGAGGCTCGTGACGTGCTTCAAAGTGTCGTTCAGTGCTGTAATGAAATCGGTGATGTGTGGATGTCCGATGTTAATAAGATGGAGTCAGCTTACTTCGCCTTGAAGAATCGGTTTCCGTTGGGTGACGACTAATGAAGTGGGTGCTAGTCTTGGTTGTATCTTTAGGCAGCGGAGATTTTGAAACAAAAATACTGGGCGGCTACGACACCGTCGCCCAGTGCCACGTCGCCATAACTGAATTAACTTGGGGTGAGACAATGCCCGTTAATCAAGGTATCATTTGTATGACGGTAGATAAGTGAGGTGCAACATGGGTGTGAGTAGACTCTATAGATCCATACGATATGAACCAGATCCGAGGATCGAGGAAGTAGAAGCGACAATCGAGTTCGTCAGAGGCATGGGTCAGGTGTTGGTTGAAGAGCCGTATCAAAGTCCCCACGTCAAGGAAGACCTTGTTGGTTACAGTTATTACACGGATAGTTGGAGAAAAGTCTCGGCCATTCCGCCAAGGAAAAAACAATGACTAAATTCCCGGTAAATCTATTGGGGCGCAGGATTAATGGTAGCTTGAAACGTGATGAGGAGACGCAGGATGCAGGATGATCTTGCAAGATCCCACACCATAATCTATCATAACAAAAAATGTCAGCGATGCGATACGCGAGCGGACGTTTATCATGGTGCTGAGTTGTTATGCACACCTTGTTACTTTGAGGAGATTAAAAATGAGTCCGGAAAAGAAAGACTGGAAAGATACGGTGTCACCCTCATTCGTTAATGCGGCGTCACCTAGTTCTGAGCCTATAGACTGGGCAGAGGCAGTGGCAATTATCGATAGCTGTGTTCATGATGTCATTGCAAATTCACCCGATGATGATGAGCAGGGTCGGTTGATGATCGCATGGTCTAGAATGCTGCGGGGATAAAATGAAACAACGAGATCCAAACTGGCGAAGCATTCGCCAGCATCATGTTGTGCCTGACAAACGGTACAAAACAAACAACGAGATAGAATTAAAGTTGTGTCGGTCTGAGTTAAGCTTAGAGATGTCACTAAAGGACGTATGTCCGAGGTGCGGGAATTCTGGTCGGGTGGAAGTGCATGGACATATTCAGTGCACACGCTGTAAAAGTGTAATAGATGATTGCTGTCAAGGAGAATGCGCAACATGAGTAATGTAATAAGCTTTCCTGCTAACAAGGTAGAGAAAACGCTGGAGCCAGTATCGAAGGTATGTGAACTGGCGGCAGACAACTTCAAGGACTTAATTATATTGGGTCAGAACAAGGAAGGCGCAGTGCAGATGGTTACAACCATTCACGACCCGGCCGAGATATTTTGGTACATGGAAGCCGCAAGGTTCGGCATCATGTTGGGTGGAGAAGAAGACGAAGAATAATATAGGTGGAGCTATACAATGAAATTTAATTATAAAACTGAGCCGTATGCGCATCAGCATGAGGCATTGGTAAAAGGTCACGAGCGCACAAGTTATGCGTACTTTATGGAGATGGGTTGTGGAAAATCCAAGGTACTTCTCGACAACATCGTCTGGCTATACGAACAAGGGTAAGATCGACACTGCCGTTATCGTCGCTCCGAAGGGGGTGTACCGTAACTGGGAGATTAGCGAAATACCGGCTCATTTCCCAGACAACATTCAGTGTGAGATATATGTATGGAGTGCGAGTCCAAACAAGAAGCAAGCCGAAAGACTTAAAGATGGCATGCAGAAGCGTGGTGTCTTGCGCATCTTTCTGGCGAACGTGGAAGGTTTCGCAACAGCGAAGCTACCGAAATTCATGGGCGCATTCACAAAGAACAGCACATTCCTTCTTGCTGTCGATGAGTCAACTACAATCAAGAACCCCAAGGCCAAGAGAACGAAGGCTCTGGTCAAGCTTTCTCAGGACGCCACATATAAGCGCATACTTACGGGGTCACCTGTTACAAAGTCACCGCTAGATCTGTATGCACAATGCGGGTTCATGGATAAGAAACTGCTGGGTCACGACTCTTACTATTCTTTTCAGGGCAGGTTTGCAATCACTAGAACCCAGCGCATGGGCGCTCATTCATTTCAGCAGATAGTCGGGTACAAGAACTTAGAGGAACTGTCTGACAAGCTACGGACATTCTCTTATCGTGTGACCAAAGAGGAAGCACTGGATCTGCCGGACAAGATATACACCACCAGAAATGTCGGACTAACTGAGCAACAGCTAGACTATTATGCGTCCATCAAGTCTGCCGCAGTGGCGATCCTAGAGGACGGTGGCTTGGTTACTGCTCCGGCGGCTATGACACAGCTACTCAGGCTTCAGCAGGTACTGTGTGGCCATGTAATGACCGATGATGGCGAGATGGTTGAGGTGCCTACCAAGCGGCTACAGTCGATGGTTGATTGCATAGATGAGATGACAGGCAAGGTTATTATCTGGTCGCGCTTTCGTTACGACATCAAGAAGATCACAGAGACATTACGTAAGATCCACGGTTCGAGTTCCACGGTCAGTTATTTCGGGGACACGAGTGAGCAGGATCGTATCGATGCGGTGCAATCATTCCAGCATGGCGAGGCTAGGTTCTTTGTGGCTAACCCGCAGACCGCAGGGTATGGACTTACGTTAACGGCGGCAACGAATGTGATCTATTATGCCAATGACTTTAATCTTGAGACTCGGGTTCAGTCTGAGGATCGGAGCACACCGGATTGGTCAGAAGCATTCGGTTCTGTATGTAGATCTAATGACGAAGAATACGGTGGACGAGCACATTGTGAAGACGCTACAGGGGAAGATCGAGTTGTCTGCTCAGACCCTTGGCGAAGAAGTGAAGAAATGGTTGGAACTTTCCCCCCGCCGAAGTGACGATTAGATGCGTTTTTTTCCTGCTACCCTTTGGGCACTCTTCTGAAAGTTTGACTGCGGTGCCTCTAGCTGATGAGGATACAAGGGCACACTGGCCTGTCTCGAGGTCAACATACAATAACCGAACGCCCAGCTTTTGCTGCGGTTCTTTAAGGAGACGAGAAATGATTGAGCCATTTTTTCTACGGCCAACAGTTTTAACATCGAAGCACAGAAGTTCCCCGGTCGGAGAAAGTGCAATCAAATCTATAGGACCTTGCTCGACGAATGGTTGGTACACATAGCAGTTTTGGGACAGCAACCAGTCGGCGGCAATCAGTTCAGATCTTTTACCGTCCCTAATTCTACGATCTGGTCTCATTTGGTACTTGACCCTCTGGGTTAATCCCAATAGATTCTACGGAGCAAACAGTTTTTACACAAGGAGAAATCATGGATAGCGCGAAATGGAAATCTATAGCTGTGTCTATAGATATTTACACAATACTGCGTCAGTTAGGCTGAGAAGAATGACAGAAGTGTCAGCAAGCAGGTGGCGCACATGGTTAAACAGATTGCAGGAAAAGAAGCTGCATAGGGGCTGCGTCCCCACTAGGGAATTTAATGGGTTTATTTCCCTAGTAAAAATATGATACAAACCCCGTTCACTGCCGAAGGGCAAAAACTTTGTACGAAAGGAGATGTACGATGAGCGATGTGTTTTCGCTATTTGAAGAAGAGGCTGTCAACGCCGATAAGTTTGACGAGGTAGGTAAGGAAGGTGCTAGTGATCTTTCTAACCTGATCCGCAGATCTATTCAGATCGATGAGGAGATCAAGAATACTGAACAGTATTTGAAAGATCTCAAGTTCAAAAAAAGAAAAGTGAACGAGGAAGACATACCTATGCTCATGAATGAGATGGGTATGGATAGCGTGACTGTCGATGACCACAAGGTCAGCGTCCGTCAGTTCGTTCATGCGCGTATATCCGAGGACAAGCGCGACGAGGCGTTCGCCTTTCTGCGTTCAATCGGTGAGGCGGACATCATCAAAAACGATGTCATCGTGTCATTCAAAGCAGGTGAGGACAACATGGCAGGTGCTGTCGTGGAAGATCTTCGAGGTCAGTATGGCCTTGAGCCTTCGCAAAAGACACACGTCCATCCTTCTACTTTGAAGGCATGGGTAAAGGGTCGCGTCGAAAGCGGCAAGGAACTAGACTTCGATACGTTCGGAGTATTTGTAGGCAACGAAGCCAAGATCACAAGGAGTTAGACATGGCTGATACAGCAGTAGCAGAAAAGAAAGAAACCCTTCCAACAACAATCATGGCCGATATGGCCGCTTTTGCTGGTGAAGGTATGGATAGCATTGGTACAGAGGATATGCAGATCCCGTTCCTTACGGGTATTGCAAGCACTGTCGCCAGAGATCCAGAAGAACGACCCCTAAGTTTATTAAGGGCGCGTCGGCTGGTGACTTGGTCAACACAGTGACGGGTCAGACATGGGACGGTGACGACGGTGTGATTGTCATCCCGTGTGGCTATGCCGTGAAGTACCTTGAGTTTGCACTGCGTGACTCTGGTGGTGGGTTCCAAGGTGAGATACCAGCCAACCATCCTGACATTGCCAACACTACACGCGAGGGTAATGCGGAGATGTTACCCAGTGGTAATGAGTTGGTGCGTTCAGCACAACATCTTGTCATGATTGTAGATCCAAAGTCTGGTGCTACCCAGCAAGCAATCTGTGACATGAAGAAGACGCAGTTGAAAGTGTCCAAGCGTTGGAACACACAGATGCGCATGGTTCAGTATCAAGGTCCTAACGGTTTGTTTAACCCGCCTATGTGGGGTACAGCATGGCGTTTGACTGCGGTCACTGAGAGCAATGATCGTGGTACGTGGTATAACTTCGGGGTAACTCGTGTTGAGCCAACGGAGATCCCCGGTTCGGCGTTCGAGGCCGCACGTTCTTTCTTCCAGTCATTCAAGTCCGGCGAGGTAAAGACCCAAGCTGGTACGTCTGATGAGATGCAGAACACAACATCTAGCCAGCAGGATACCGACGACATCCCGTTCTAGCCAGTTTGAGGGACGCGTTTTTTGGTTGTCGCGTCCCTCAATACACCTTTAGGCTAGATGGAGATATCAATGGATCAAGCCACAAGGTTCATGGCGGCGTTTAACGGCTTCGATGGCGCACATGGACAGACACAAATATCAGAAGAACGCAGAGCCGGGAAACAAAAAGCTAAGTCATTCATTGTAAGGCAACCTCTTACGATTGAGTTAGTTCAAGGCCACCTTTCGGGAAAGAAGGGTGTTGGTTCTATACCTATTAAAGCAAACAACAAGTGTAGCTTCGGCGCATTGGACATTGATTTATACCCACTGGATTTACCTGCTCTTGATCGTAGACTTCAAGACAATAAGGTTCCTGCTGTTGTGTGTCGGTCAAAGTCTGGCGGGGCACACATATTCTTTTTCTTCTCAGAAGAGATCAGCGCTGGTGAGTTTAGGGATAAGGCCGGAGAAATATCCGCGTTCCTTGGGCATGGCGGCTGTGAGATATTCCCCAAGCAAGAGCAGATCCTAGTTGAGCGTGGTGATGTAGGTAACTTCATCAACCTGCCTTATTTTGACCAAGATCAGACAATGCGCTACGCCATAAAAGAAGATGGCGAGGAAGCTACGTTCGACGAGTTCCTTCAGATGGTGAAGGATCGAACCTGTACACCAGACGACTTTGTAAACCTGACGCTTGGCAAGAAGATCGATGAGTTTAACGAGTGGCCACCCTGCATGCAGAGTCTATTCTCTGACGGTGTGCCAGAGGGCACACGTAACACCGTAATGTTCGGTGCTTGCGTGGCCTGTAAGAAAGAGCAACCGGAAAACTGGAAGGCTCGTCTCGAAGAAATCAACACTAAACACGTTGACCCACCGCTTCCTGCTGCGGAAGTTGTGACAGTTCAGCAACAGCATGACAAAAAAGAATACGGCTTTCCCTGCCAGCAGGAGCCGTTCAAGTCTCGTTGCAACAGAACACTGTGTAAGACCCGCAAGTATGGCATTGGCGGGGCAAGCGCAAGCGTAGACGTTACTGGCCTGTGCGTTGTGAAGTCAGAGCCACCAGTCTGGTTCTGTGACGTTGATGGCAAGCGTGTCGAACTGATTACAGAGGAACTACAGACACCGCAGAAGTTTCAGAAAGCTTGTATGGAACAGATCCGCGTCATGCCACCTATGATGAAGATGGCCGACTGGCAGGATCTTGTTTCAATGATGATGGCTGATATGAGTGAGATCGAGGTTCCGGAAGAACTTACGTATAAAGGTCAGTTCTTGGATCTGGTTGAAGACTACTGTGGTGGCAGGGTGCAAGCGGCTAGCATAGAAGAACTGTCATTGGGTAAGCCGTGGACAGAGGATGGTCTAACCTTCTTCCGCATCGAGTCTTTGATTAAATTCCTACGTAATGCAAAGTTTGACACATACAGCAGAGGGCAGATACAGGAACGTCTGAAAGAAATGAACCCTGACGGAGAGGCAAACGGCGTTAAAAACTTTAAAGATTCAAAAGGTCAGTGGAAGACCATACGTGTGTGGCACGTCCCTGAATTTAAGGGTCAGGTTGATGTACCTGACGTTCACATAGAAGATAACGAGGTGCCGTTCTAATGGGATACATAGCTAACTTTTACTGCGACATATGTAAATCCAAATGGAAGGTGTTTTATAACAAGCACAAATCGATGGATAAAGGTGATGCCTGTCAGGTATGCACTGACGATAACCAATGGGGCACGGACAAAATGGTTGTCGTTGAACCTCACTTCTACACAGAAGTGGACTATGATGGATATGACCTTGAGGGCAAGTCGTAATGGATTATGCGGCATACTTTTTATGTGACACTTGCGGCCACAAATGGAAAACATACTACAGCCGAGTCAAGATGCTAGAGCATGGCGACGTTTGCGAAAATTGTATGGATCGTCCAACAAACCAGAAAAACTTTTTGGGCTACGTTGTTGAGCCATATTTCTACGAGAGGGTAGACTAGTATGGAAACACTTATCTTTGGACCACCGGGCACAGGCAAGACGACCAAGTTACTTGGTATAGTTGATGAGGCACTGAGCAATGGCGTTAACCCCAGCCGGATAGGCTTTGTGTCGTTCAGTAAAAAAGGCAGCGACAGAGGCCAAGGACAGGGCGGTGGAGAAGTTTGGTATTGACCCCAAGCATCTAACACATTTCAGAACACTGCACTCGCTGGCGTTTCAGTACCTTGGTCTTAATAGCACCAAGGATGTGTTGAAAGGTTCAGACTACAACGAACTAGAGCGTTTGATAGGACTGCCGTTTTCCTTCCCACGCTTCTCTTCGCGTTGACGATGGACCCTATCTTCACGGGCGGGAAGCAGGGCGATGCTTACCTAAATGTTATTAACCTTGCTCGGGCAAGGTTAATCAGCGTTGAAAAACAGTTTCATGAGTCCAATGACTGGCGGTTAAATCTTAGCCAGTTAAAGGTTATCAACAATGCGCTAGCTAGGTACAAGGACGTCCATGACAAGATGGACTTTGTTGACATGATCGAGCAGTTCATAGCTGGAAGCGAAGGGACCTGATCTTGATCTTTTGATTGTTGACGAAGCACAGGACTTAGTTCCCATTGCAGTGGCGTATGGTAAAAGAGATCCTAGTACCGAGAGCCAAGCGCGTGTATTACGCTGGCGATGATGATCAATGCATCTATTCTTGGATGGGTGTTAGCGTCGAAGAATTTATGAACGCATGTGATGATGTGGTGGTTTTAAATAAATCATACAGACTCCCAAGAGAAGTGTATAACGTCGCGCAACATCTTGTAAAACGTATAGGAATTCGCCAACAAAAAGTCTGGGCACCCAACGATCATGATGGAAGTGTTGAGTACCATTATGATATCATGGACTTGGATCTACGTACTGGTGAGTGGTTGATACTTGGACGAACAAACTTTATCGTTAACAAGCTTGCACAAGACCTCAAAGAGCAGGGCTACCTGTTCTGGCGTGAGGGCACCGGATGGTCCATTTCCCCGAACACATTAAAGGCGTTGGAGGTATGGTTACGGCTATGCAGAGGAGAGACATTTACATCCGAGGAAGTAAAAGAGTTTGGCAAGTTTTTGAGAACGGAGAATATAACCCGGGCTGGGAAAAAACTTTTGAACAAGTTAGACCCCGAAGAAGTTTATACTCTCGACGACATTATCGAGAAGTGCAATTTACTCGTTACCAAAGAGACACACTGGTCGGACGTAATCAAGGTGTCGGAGAAGGAAGTTCTTTACATATCCTCAGTTCGTCGGGGTGGGGAGAGGATACTCGGGGATGCGAAGCCGAGGATCCGTCTATCGACGATTCACAAAGCCAAAGGTGGCGAGGCGGATAACGTCGCGCTACTAACCGGAAACCAGCAGAGCATGTGCCGAAAGTCCAGATCAGGACTCCGAAGTACGTACCTTCTATGTAGGTGCGACGAGGGCACGACACAACCTACACATTATTGAAAGCGGATGGGAAAGATTCAGGATATGAAACGAGCAGAGATACTAGAGACAGCTATTGGTTACGTCACGCAAGACAGGGCGGCGGATCACGGGGATATGGAAGACAACTTTGCTACTATCGCTGCGTACTGGACTATTCATTTGGGGCACCCTGTAACCGCCGCTGATGTAGGTGTGATGATGAACCTGTTAAAAGTTGCTCGTATCAAAAGCAATGCAGGTCACCTAGACAATTATGTAGATGGTAGCGGCTACTTGGCTTGCGCTGGTGAAATTGTATCGAAGCCCGAAAGCAATGTATAATGAGTCATCAGTACAATTTTATAGATCATCCCGATCATCGAGAGGAGTATCCGAAGATGAAGGATAAGAACGACGTAGCAGATGCGGAAGAGATGAAAGAATACTCTATCGCTGGTGTTCGAGAAGACTGGTCTCCGCCTCAGTCATTCCCTGATTTAACGGCGTACTCTCGCATAGCAATTGACTTGGAAACGCGAGACCCGAATCTAATGCGGTTAGGTCCCGGCTGGTGCCGAGATGACGGATACGTCATTGGCTACGCCGTGGCGGCTGGTGACTTCATAGGCTACTACCCTGTTAGACATGAGGGTGGTGGAAACTTCCCTGAGTCTAAGGTTGTCAACTGGCTGAAGAAGCAGATGGCTACACCCAAGATCGAAAAGGTTATGCACAATGCAATGTATGATCTTGGCTGGATGCGGTGGGCAGGAATCGAGGTTCAAGGACCGATTATCGACACTATGATAGCCGCCCCACTTTTGAACGAGAATCGTAGGTACTACAACCTGAACTCATTGGCTGGCGAATATCTTGGCGAGTACAAAAACGAGCGGCTGTTGAAACAGGCAGCGGACTACTTCGGCGTCAATCCTAAGTCAGAGATGTGGAAGATGCCTTGTAACTTTGTCGGTCCGTATGCCGAGCAGGATGCAGCGGTAACCTTGAAGCTTTGGGACAGGCTACGTCAAGACATGGTAGCTGATAAGGTCACTGGAATCTTCGACCTTGAATCTGGGTTACTTCGTCCCTTGTTAGACATGCGTACCAACGGTGTGCGTGTTGATGTGGACAAAGCGCAAGTCGCCCGTAAGGAATTAAAGAAACGCGAGACTCAGCTACTTGAGGAAATTAAAGGGGAAACAGGGCACTACATTGAGCCGTGGGTCGCCACATCTATAGCAAAGGCGTTCGATTCCGTTGGGTTGCCGTACAATAGGACAGAGGGCACGAATGCGCCTTCCTTTACAAAACAGTTTCTTTCTAACCACCATCACCCACTGGCGGCAAAGATAGTAAAGCTTCGTGAATTTAACAAAGCCAACACAACATTTATTGAAACCATTCTTGAGCATTCGCATAAGGGTCGTATCCATTGTGAATTTAATCCTCTTCGTTCAGATGATGGCGGTACTGTGACGGGTCGTTTTTCATCGAGCAACCCAAACCTGCAACAGATCCCTGCCCGTGATCCAGAATTAAAGGCTATGATCCGTGGGTTGTTTATACCAGAGGAAGGTTGCAAGTGGGGGTCGTTTGACTACGCCTCACAGGAGCCTCGCTGGCTGGCACATTACTGCGCCAGTATAAAGAATCCGCATCCGGCAATCAACGAGGTTGTTGAACTGTACAAGAACGATGATGCAGACTTTCACCAGATGGTAGCAGATCTTGCAGGCATTACTCGTAAGGAAGCCAAGACTGTTAACCTTGGTATCATGTACGGCATGGGCAGGAAGAAACTTGCTGGTGTCATGGACATAACCGAGGAAGAAGCAAAGGTACTACTTGCCAACTACCATGAGAAGGTTCCGTTCGTTAAGGGCATTGCTGACATGGCTGCGAAACAAGCAGAGAAGTTCGGTCACATCCGCACTATGCTTGGTCGCAAGTGCCGCTTTGATCTATGGGAACCTAAGTCATATGGATACACCAAGCCACTGCCACTAGAAGCGGCGGCAAAGGAATACGGTGGTGTAGGCAGGATTCGCCCGGCCTTTACATACAAGGCGTTGAACAAGCTGATCCAAGGTTCGAGTGCTGACCAGACAAAGAAGGCGATGGTCGATTGCTACGCCGAGGGACTGCTACCGATGCTAACAGTGCATGATGAACTGTGTTTCAATGTCGAAGATCCGGGGCAAGCCGAACGGATTGTCGAGATCATGGAGACATGTGTCCCTGATCTGAAGGTTCCGTTCAAGGTCGATGCAGAAATGGGCGACAACTGGGGTGAGGTCGGATAAAACTTCGTCTCTCGTCGAGGTGAAGGTACTACCACACGTCGAGTCTAAACGAACTCGACGTGAGGCCGTATTATTATTTAATGATTTCAGTCGGTTGCAAGTGCCCGCATACGGTTGACCAAACGCCTTGCGCGGTTAGTTACCTGCGTGTACCACCTCGAATCGACCATTTCCTCGCTTGCGCGTTTGAAGTCGCGGGCATCGACTGCCGCTTTCATGCCTTTGAACTTAGACAGGCGGGGTCTACCCATATTGAACATCATGTTCGCAATGATATGCTGGCACTCTTCTGACAGATCATCGAAGTCGTCGTACAAAACTTTGCACTCGTCAATCGTGATCGCCATGTCAAGCTTGAATAGCTGGTTGACACGATCTTGCTCGACCACTGTACCCACGGGTTTGCCATACTCTGGCTCGCCTTCGAGGATCAGATGGCCAATGCCCGTTGTTTCCAGACCTAGATGGTCTAAATAAATTTCGTACTTACAGCCTTCGTCTTCGGCTATCTCTTTACGTAATACATCTATGTTCATTATGGATTCCTCTGAGCAATCACTAGATTCTTTAATATATCAAGCGGGTTGCCACCACCAAGAAGTGCAGGGTTTGTTCTTGCGGCTGCACTTGACTGGCCTGATGCCGCAGGTAAAGTTCCGAGGTTCGAGGTCGTACTTGCTGGAGCCTGTGATACAGGTGCTACATTATCTAGCAGTCCTTCAAACAGCGCGTCCTCTGTCTGAGCTACAGGAGCACTAACGGATACTGAAGTTTCTTCTTCAGCAACACCAAACTTACGAGACCGCGCCTCTCTTCTAATTTTTTCGATCTCGGGTCTAGCCTTTCTGTATTGATCTATCGTTTCGTTGCGACGCATGTTCCCTGTTATAACACTAGTAATTTTAGGAGGTACATACCGACCTTGTAGTATCTCGGTTATTCCGGATACATTAGCGTTCTTCAACGTTTTTCTGATTTGTCCTCGAGACATACCGATCTTCTTCATGTCTTCTATTAGACTAAACATTTGATTCTGAACACGGAAGGTTGCTTCCTCTGATGCGCGGTACGCATCAACTAGATCAGAGCTAACTACGTTTCTACGATTAGCTACTGTGTTTACAATGTTCTTTGCATTTTGTCTTGCACGCCCAAACTCAAACCCCTTAAATCTAAGACCTACAGGGGCGTCAATCTTTCGTTCGCCTACACCACTAATAACTCGTGCTAACTCTTCCGACAAGTCTAGCTCTAGCCCGGCTCTGTCTTTGGGCGAGATATTAAACTCTTCCGACAGTCCTGTGTCATTTAAGAAGGCGCGAGCAAATCTACTGAGTTCAACTTCACCTGACCGCACATCAATTGGCGAACTGCCCGGCATTACTCCATCGATTACATGAGCAAAACTTTTTGCTAATTTATCTCCAGCGGAATCTTCGGGGTTATAAACTCGAGCACCAGTTATTGTATTACCTGCTCTACCACCTGCTAACTGAGCCAACTGACGGACACCTAAAGTTTCCGACTCAGGATCCAAAACGTCACGTATCTTACCTGTTATAATAGACTCTTCTGTAAACGGGGCAAACAACTCGGCAAAAGGAGCCTGCGCTGCCTCAAAGACTATCTGAGCACTGGGTTTACCTTGTAGTCTACCTTCTTCTGTTTTGTTAAACGCAGCAACAGCTATTTTTTCAAGTAGGTCATATGGGTTTGTGTAGCTGTAATTAATGTATGTAGGTAAACCATTTTCATCTCGCCCAGTAGGAATCAAACGTGCGTTACGTTCCCAAGGCATGGCGATAGATCTTTGGTATGCATCTAGCTCATCTTCTGAAACACCACTAACTTCATGCGCATAGTTCTTCAACGTCATAGGAGCAATAGCGTAGGTTGACATGGCTCCGGTTATGCGACGCAATCCTATTTGCCTGATAGCGGCATTGTCACTAGCAAGTTCATCAACCGCACGAGAAATGGTGTTAACACCTGTCCGAAGAATCTCGTATGGAAAAGTGATAAAGTTACCGACAGGTAGTTTACGAAGACCGCGTATGGCCTCTGGAGCTAGGTTATAGTTAGGAACTGTATTTCTTACGATCCGTGCAGCTTCTTCTTTATATGCTCGGTTTACCATGTCAGAGGTTATTTCCGTACCCTGCTGAACGGGTGCCCCGTTGAGTGCCTTGTACTGGTTTTCCAAAGTCTCCGAACGTAAAGCATTACGTAACTTATTTTGCTCAAACTTGTAGTTGTATATTTTCCAAACGTCGTCACCGCCCTGATATAAGTTCTGAGCAACCTTTCCTGTTTTGGATATAAACGAACCAAGCGTGCTATCTGTTAGCGAGGAGCCAAACTTACGACCCACCTTTACCCCATCGACAGTCGCGTCTTCGGTAAAGCCTAGACCTTTTTTGATAAGATCCTGTAGTTCTCGTAACTCTGCTTGCGTTCCTGTAACACCAAGAGCCTGCACTTCCTGTAGTTCTCGTAACGCATCTTCTGGTTTCATGTCGAAGATGTCATCCATCACAAGACGAACGGATTCACCGAGGTTGGCGCCTTTACCAACATTACCTTGAGCCAAAGCCATAAGTCCGGCAGAGGTTACGTTACGTATTTGCGTGGTAAAAGATAAAACAGTCTTTGCGTATTGCGCTCCCGACTTTAATCGCAGGAATCCGGAGTATGCTTTTCTTGCAAGGTTACCGGACGTGCCCATGTCATTTATAACCAAGCGGGTCATGTCGTTATACAAAGCGTTAGGAACAGCGAAGCCTTGCAAAGACCCCCACGCAGAGTCTCCTACGTCATCGCCCTTGCCTAAAACTACGTAGTTGTCTAATTCATCGGGATTCATAAGTCGAAGTTTTTCTGGTGACACAAAAAACTTACTCATGTTTTCACTTGATCTAGAAGCATTTGCGATACTGCCAAAGTAGTCATCAACAGCACGAAACTCAGCTAGATCAGACACAGTTCCAAGAAATGCTTCTCTAGTGTCTGACACCTCACCCAGTAGTGCGCGTTTAAAGTCTGACCTTTGCATGCGCTGTTTAAACATGCCGGGCTGGATCCCAAACTCTTCTACTCTAGAGGTAAAAGTAGTTTGACCTTTGCTTGTTCTTGGGCGGTGTCTTTTTATGAATTCATCTACAGCTTGCTTTGCTTGCTCTGGAGTTACCTCGTCACCCACAAGCCTAAAGCTAGTGGGGTCATCAAGGTCGCCAATTAGGCCGTACTTTTCCATCAGTCCCGCTCTGTTTTCAGCAGGAACTGCTTTATTATTAACAAGGCGCGACAGTTCTTTAATTGTCTGACGCTTACTGCCCATAAATCCTTTTATACCAGCCTCAATAGATTCTTCCGTTGGCACATATTTAGCGTCTTCAAAGATGCGGTAGCGACGACGAAGATACTTATTTAAGTTTTCCTCGATTTCGGATCTGAGCGCAGCTCCCATGTCCGTGATCCCCGAACCTTTTTTCCCGGAAACCCCATCTAAAGACTTTACGTAGTTACTATTTAATACGTCGTTACTTAACCTATCGACAAGCTTACGCATTTCAGTTGCTTTAAGCTGTACGTTTTCAGGCAGTTCGTCAAAGGCACGAAGTCTGGCTTCCTTGGTAGGCCCTGTCATAAACTCTTCGAGGTTAGTAAAAATCTTTTGACGGATAAGTGGCGAGTCTTTTTTTGATGTAACTTTTGCGGCTTCTTTTAAAACAACATCTATCTCTTTATCTAGACCAGCAAGCACAGACTTAGCACCTTTGATCTGAGCTTCTACATCACCAGAAATTAAAGAACGCTGTTCCGCAATTCTTTCAGGAAGAAAACTTCTGTATCTAAATATAGATGACAACCCAGCTAGTCCCTGACCCAGAGCACCCTGTTGTTCAGGGCGGAATATACGATCCGCTTCTGCGTCATCAAAAACTTTTTTTACTTTTTGACCGCCTTTGATAGTAGTCTTTGCCGCTAGCTGAACACCTTTTGCAAGTGGGTTGGTAACACCAGCTATAGTGTCTTGAGTAAGTGCACGACCTGCTACATTTGCGGTTCCGGCAAGAATTGCTGGTGCAACTATAGTTGCCGCAGCGCCCTCTGCACCCACGGATAATTTATTGGTTAACCTGCGAAGCGCCTCTTCACGACCTGCCAACCCTATTTCTTGATCAGTTTGTGTGGGACCGCCCTCAAAGAAGTCTGCAATAGTAGTTGTACCGTCAGTAGCCACAACAGCATCAGCTAGACCTGCGGCGGCAACTTGCTGTGCACCAAGGCCAAGCTTTTCTCCGCGTGTTAACCCTAGTGTACCGTCTTTGTTTTTTAATGGTGACGCCTTACCTTTTCCTAAAGCTTTGGATAGTCTTCCTACCTTACTAAGTTTACTTACAACGCCTGCGGCTCCAAGACCGGGAATGGCATATTGAAAGATAGCTTCCGTGCCTTTACCAACAAGACCAGTAGGATCGAGACCTAAGTATTCTCTTAGACCTTCTGCTTTTTCTGTCACAGCAGATGAAAGACTGGTTCCCGCCGCAAGATCTACACCAATAGCACCAAGTTCTAGAATCCCTTGAGGTATAGCTATAAGTCCAGAAATTGCGCCTTCTATAGCCTCTTGAACTACGCCCTCGTCTTGCTCGTCGGCCACTTCCGGTTGTGCAGGAGCCATGACGGCTCCATCCACAAGACCCTCAAAAAGAGAATCTTCTGTAAGACCCTCGTCTGCTACGGGGTCATCAATCAATCCCTTGAAAAGATCATCTTCTTCCACAGGCCGCCTCCAACTAAGTTTTAACCGCTGATTCCTGACTGATCATATATGTTACCAGCAAATTTCATGATCATGACGTCAGTAACGGCATCTGGCTCTATACCTAGTCCTTGCGATATTTGATCGGTTGCTTTAATCACTCTGTTTTCGTCTTTCAAAAATTCGCTTTGGAATCGACCTCTGCTCGGAGGTGAAAGCATTTCACCTAAATTACCTTTTCGTGTTAGTGCAGTAACAACCTGCTCGGGAGTTAAGTATTTCTCGTATATAGCTTGAGTACCCGTTGGTATCTCAGCAAGTTCCCTACGGAATTCTTGTTCGTCGATACGTGCCTGTGCCGCAATTTCTGTGGTTATTGAAAGCTTGTTTAGATCAAACAATCTTCCCTGCCTAGCCTGCTCGGCTGAAAAGGCATAGTTATCCTTTGCAAGTTTAATTTGCCTAGCATTTGTCGCGTTAGCAATATCAGCCTGTAATTGCCTGTTGGCTTTGTTTTGCGCGGCGGTGGCATCGATGCCTTTTTGGTTCTCAAGTCCACGCCAATCGCGGTCCTTTGTTGCCGCAAAATCATTAATTATAGCTAGTCTATCGGTTTCATTAGCGCGGAAAATTTGATTAGCCTCTCGCTCAGAAGTGGTAAATTTGTTAGCCGCCTCTGTTTCCATCCGACGAGTAACAGTCGATGCAGCCTGAATTTTCAATGCTCTGTCTTCTGCGTTTTCTTCTTTGGCGGCTTCTCCTATAGCTTCGCCATACCCTGCTAATCCAGCGGCTGAACCTTTAGCTATATTCACAAGCGCGTTTGGATCCTCGCCAGCGGCAATCATAAGACCTGTCATAATCAGATTGTAGTTTGCGCTCGTGCGTATATCCTCTGCTTTTTCAGAACCAATCAAATCTTTCAGAATATTGTATTCTTCTTCGACTCGTTGTTTCTTTGAAGGTTCAGCAACACCTTTTTTCTGTTCTTTCGTTGGAAGATTAGAAAAGCTATCCAACACTTCCTTCAGTGTTCGTTCACCAGCTTTCTTTTTAGGTGGATCCTCTGCCGTTGCCGCATCCAGTCTTAGACGCTCTTCTGGAATAACAACTGCGTCTCCGGTTTTTTTAACAGTTGCGTCTTTCTTCTTACCCACCGTCGGCGCTGTAACAGTTGCGTCTTTCTTCTTACCCACCGTCGGCGCTGTAACAGTTGTAACAGTGTCTTCTGCTGTGTTTGTGCCCGTACTTGTTTTTGGTGCTAATGCTTCTTGAGCCGCTTTCGCTTCAGCGATTCTTTCTGCAACTGTTTTTGCTGGTGCGGCATCCAGTCTTAGGCGCTCTTCTGGAATAACACTTACGGCTCCGGAACTATCCACCAAACGATCTGTGGGATTAACTGATGTGTTGGCACCCATGAACTCGCTGTCTTGAGCAGTGCCCATTACATTAGCTTGGTTTTCTAACCTTTGGGCGATGGCCGCTTTAACAAATGGATCTAATTCCATTTGATTTGCCGCCGCTATGTTTTGTTTGTCTTGCCTAAACTTTTCAGTTTTAGCCAACATGTCTTTTCTAGTCATAGGCAATGAAGCCGTTCTGTCTTGTATGCTTGCTGGCGTGTTTCTAATGCTGGAAAAGAAATCTTTAGCGTATTGCTTTTGATCTGCAATATTTGCAATACCAGAAGTGCCTATATCAACCTGAGACTCAGGAGACTTACCCAAAACATTTGTTCCCGGCTTACGACCTGTAGCATCAGACAAAACATTTGATAACGCATTAGGGTTAACGCCAGCCGTTATGAACGAACCGCTGTTATCTATTCCTGCAACACCTACGTTTACCTGACTCTCCGGCCCCTTGCGAATGCTAGAAAAGAAATCTTTGGCATACTGCTTTTGGTTTGCAATTCTGCTAATGCTTGGAAGGTTTAGAACTTCTGCCGCCGCGCTACGTAGAGCGGCAGGAGTTGTGTTGCTTGAAGCAATGCTTTGTAGTTTAGCAACGGCACTCATGTCACCCTGACCCGCCGCTTGTGCCAAGACAGCAATCTCTTGTGATCCACCTGCCTGCATACGTACAGGCTGGCGCTGTTGAACTACATTAGCCAACTGCGGTGATGACGCAAGAATACCCGACGCCTGACGAGCGGCCATCGGATCTCGGAACATTCTACGGTTCATAGGGTTCATTACGATCTCCCGAAATTAAGCAGATTTCCAAACCCTTTGGCTTGACCTGCCGCACCTAGACCCGCGATCCCAAGTCCTAGCAACTGTGATGTTGCGCTAGGTCCCGGTGTTTGTGTGGTGCTGTATGTTGACTGCAATGCTGGAACACCTTGGAAGATATCTGACAAGAAGCCAACCTGCTGGAACGGCAACTGCTGTTGTGCTAGTGCATTCTGCTGTGCCAGATTCAGACCCTGCTGTGTCTGCTGTTGCTGTAGTCCGCCCAATCCTAGCAGTGTGTTGATGTCCTGACCAGCCATCTGCTGACCAAGCTGACCCAGACCTGCAATGCCTTGACCCAGAGCACCCTGTAGCTGTGCCTGCTGTAGCTTCTGTTGTGCTTGTTGCTGGGCTAACTGCTGTGCCTGTGCAAAACCTGCGGTACGAAGCTGTGAACCTGTGCGAGCCTGTTGCTCTAGCACATCACCAGCTATCTGTCCCTGTGCCACGGCCTGACGAGATCCACCAAAGGCTCCCGCTCCAACGGCACTAGCACCGAGTTGATTCTGCTGAACGGCACCCTGCTCTGCAATGTCGGCATATTGTTGCTGAACCACGTCCTCAAGATACGGATCCATAAACTGTTGGTACGACGTGCCCGTAACTGGAGCACCGCCTGCTGTGGCAATCCCGCCCTCAATAGCCGCCTGACCTTGCTGTAGGAAGGGAACGTATGAGCCAACACCTTTATCACCCGCTGTGATAGCCTTTTGCTGGAGGGTGTCTAAATCTGCTAGCTGGGCAGGGGCATACGGCATACCTGTTTCAGATACGGTGGTTGCCTGTTTCAATAAGTCAGCAAGGTACTGTTCCTGAAACTCAGGAAGTCTTGCTATCTGCTCTACGGTTTGAACTGCCATTACGCTTGTGCCTCCAATTCAGCCATCATATCATACATTCGTGCCGCTCCGATATCCCTATCTCCATCACCTGCACCACGAACAGCTTGGGCTGTCATTACAAATTCTCCGTCAGATAGCATAGCTTCTACAGAGTCCGAGGTCCCAGTACCGGGACCCGATACCTCACCACCATGATAATAGCGCCTTAGTTCATTTTCGGAATACTCGAACTCCGGATCTAGGAACTGGGCTTTGTCTTCTTTATACAAGGCAAGATCTTCTGGGTTAGATAGATCAAGGCGTCTGCCTTCTCGCGTAGTAACGGGCGTAGAAATAACTTTACCTTCAGCAAATGGACGCAAGTTTCCTGCCGCTTCTTCTTCCTTGGCCGTTGATCCTAACATGGCTAGCGCACCGATTCCACCAGCGGTTATGAATGGGTTTTCTTTGGCAAAACCAAGAGCTTTGTCGAACATCGACGGTTGAACAGAGCCGTTAAATTGACCCGTTGTTAATTCAGGCGGTAAATTAGCTATTTGTGTGGCGGCCTGCGGCAACGCTGCACCCGGCATCTGAGGTAAGAAGCCGCCTTTTGCGGCCTTACTAAAACCTAAACCTTCTGCTCCTAAACCCAGTGCGCCGCCAATAGCGGCTGTTCTCAAAGCTTCGTTAACCTCTTGACCAGAAGCAAGACCCCCGATCCCAGATCCGATAGCCGCACCGATTGAACCACCCATTCCAAAACCAACGACACCACCAATAACGGGTGCCGCTTCTTTTACCATATCAGTGATTTTGCTAAACAGTCCCATTAGGTTACTACCTTTACAGTGCCACTGTCATTATACAGTGCTCCAGCCTCAAGTCCAGTTGCCGATGTAGGCAACGCCGTTAATGTTATTTTTGTTCCGCGAAGCTCCCCGGGGTTCCGTTCCTGTGCGATAAACAGTTCTAATGTACGGATTAAGTCTTGCATATACTGGACAGAATAATCTGCGGGTGCTTCCGGTAGTCTAGGCGGTGCTATCTGGTTGCTTGACACTAGCGTCTCCCGTCTTGGCGAATGTCAATACGTGGACTACCCAGCTTCCATTTTGCACCCACGGCATCAGCCGACACTCGGAGCGCAAAAGATCTACCTCTAGCCCTCAAGAACAATTGGTTAGTGTATGTCTCAACAGGAGACGATGCTGTGCGAACTGCATCACCGGACACTGTGTCTGCGTCAAACGAAGCACCGGGGAAGTTACGTGCTTTGACGGTAAAGGTTGCCTGTGGACTGCTAAGTGCTGTAGATCCAACAAATGTCAGGTCAGGTATTAGCTTGCTTATATATGCAAACTTATCACCATCACCGATGTCGATTGCCGCAGACTCGATATACGAATTCATTGCTGACCCGTCGTCATCGTATCCAAACTCGTGGTTGTATAGGTACTGACCACCAGCGGCCACGGGGTAGAACTTAGTGCCTCGGTCAATCCAAGCAGTTCGTGATAGATCACCGTAGTACCACACTTTTTCTGCGTAGTTGTACACAACATACTTGTCGTTATCCACGCTTCCTGCTGATGGGTAGAACCAGAACACCTCTGAAAACTCTGAGTTAACACCCGCAAATACTTTCTCGCGTTGCTCAATGTTAAAGTCGGTGAACACATAGTCCTTTACAGAACAAGGTAATTGCTGTGTCTGACCAGCGTAGATGTAGAATGTATCGATGCCCATCCAGAATACAACGTCCTCGGTTCCTACCGCTGCATTAGGACCTGCAATAGTAATGTTCGAGGCTAGCTGTTGTAGGCCAAAGGTAAATGGCGGGCCAATAAAACGCATAGAAGTAAGGGCGGTGTCCGTCCAAACTAGGATCTCACGCTTGGTTTCTACAGCTTGTACAAAGGTAGAGCCTGCACCAAGGCGAAGGTCGCCTGCTGTATTGGTGGCAGACGGGAACCAGTCGATAGGATTCTCTTGACTAGAAAAACGAATAAGCAATGGATCTTGCACACCATCGCCCTGTGTGGCACCAGAGTTTGCACCCAAACCGTCAGAGCCAAATGCAATAACGTGCCTGTCCTGATCAGAAACAAGCACCTGCTTGACCTTGGTGGGAACACTTGTTTTTGTTCCTGTAATAGTGCTTAATTCAATGGCTCTGGTGCTAGTGCTGTTGGTTCTGTCCCAATAAAATATAAGGCTGTCACGAGGATTTATAAGTAGGTCTTCGCCAAAGTTGTCGTGTGACCACAAACGTATCTGAGTAGTAGTCGTAAGACCACCAGCAGAAGCTACTCCCCACCCAGTAAAGTCACTGCTGGCGTTTGCATTACCTACCGCTAGCTGAACGGTAAGACCATTAGAATGCGTTACCGCAGTTGTACCTAAGTGACCACGAGTACACCCCGTTAGATCATTGGTAGACACGCCGCCGACCTTGATTAGTTCTTCTTCGATTAAGATTACATCATTAGCTGCGATGCCAGTGCCACTGGTGACAGTAATAGTGGTCTCGCTGTCGTCTAGGTCTTCATTAAGAGTGGTAACAAGGCCCGAGGTTGTAGTACCACCATACGAGCCTGCACCCCACCCAGTTCCACCGACAGCAGAATCCAAGCCAGCGTTAATCTGATATACGCCCACGGTGCTTGACCCACCGTTACCTGTGTCACTACCATTAGCGGCGGCGGTAACTTCTATTTCATAGTTGCTTCCATTAACAACACGGGTGATTGTGTGTTCTGTGTTTAGAACTGCGGCGGTAACTGTGCCGCCCAAAGAGGCCGCATCAGAAAAAGTTACAAAGGCACCTTGATCAGCACCGTGGTTTACATCAGCTACAGCAATTGTTTTACTGCCGTTTGTAGCTGAAAAGGTAACGTCACCTGCACTTGTGGTAGCTCTGATAGGCGTTATGTCGTTTAGGGTCTGACCTTCTTCAATGTAGTATTTAAGATGTGTGCCTATACCTAAGTAGTTAGAGCCATCTAACGCGATCCAGTTGTGCAAGGCACGAGCAGACCCGAGGTAGGTGCTGGACAAATACTTTTCCCAGCCGCCCATTTTCTCAGGGTAGCCAAAGCGAAAGCGTATCTTATCGCAGTCATACCACCCACCTTCGTTGCTATACGAAGTAACATCTCTGTTGATACCCGGCTTAAACTGTAACTTTGTAAGAGGCAAGTTAATCTCCTACGAGATTCGTTGGCATAATGCACGGTTATCAGTAGTGCCACTATTATTACTTAACTCACCGCTCATAACCCGCCAAGTTCCATTTGCAATGTACGGCGTATCTACGAGCACATTTCCACTTGCGGAAACCATTATTACATTGAGGTTTCCGGGCGCAGTAAAAGTATTTCCTATTGCAACGCCGTTGCCCCCGTTATTAGACCATATAATAGCGTATGCACCCACCGCTCCTGCCGACTTTAAGTCCGATATACCTGTTAGTTGTGATCCGTCAAGAGCAGGTAATTTAGCAGAGCCGTCAAGTTGAACTGCGTTATTAGCGGAAGTTCCCGCTGTTAAAGTGGCGGCAGAGCCAAGACCTAGCGTTGTTCTTTGTGCGGCGGCATCAGCATCGTCTAGCAAAGCTTTACCTGCGGCAGTTAAATCATATGTTCCAGCAGATCCGGAACCTGTAAACTGAATACCTTTGTTAGCGGCGGATGTAAGACCAGCTATTGCATCTAAGTCTGCGTCATGCGCTTGAACATCACTGCCTATTGCCACACCTAATGATGTTCTCGCTGTAGATCCATTCTCAGCTACAAAGTTGCTTCCGTTGCCTACAATTATATTACCGTCTGTAACCGCTAGCCCAGCAACATCTTGCAATTGCTGATCAAGACGAGCGTTAGCAATAGTCCCTGTTAGGTTTGCGGCATCCAATGTAAACTGCATAATCGCGGTAAAGTCAGTGACTTTTGCACCGCTTCCTGCGCCATCAGCAAATATAATTTTTGTTTTTGCCGCTTCTACAGTTACGTTTCCACCACTGCCTTGCGTAAAAGTAACAGATTGGTTTGTTGTGTTATGTACAAAGTACAACTTGTCCTGATCGTTGGGACTGATCGTAACAGTGTTTGTGCCACTGGGAGATCCGCCAAGAACCAGCACCTTGTAATGTCCGTCGGATAACGCACCATCAGTTGTGGTTAGCGTGTGCGTTGTACCAGATAGGGTAATCGCACCTACGCCGTTAGACACACGATCAATAATATCAAAGTTTGCGTTTGTTGTGGATCCCCACGTTCCAGCCTGTTCGCCGGAGCCGGGTTTTTCTATGCCACTATTTGCTGTAAATGTACTAGCCATTTAGACCACCTTTTCCGTCCATTGCTCGATTGTACCACTAGCGTTGATTGGTGTCCATGTATCACCTGTATGCGAAATTGTCGTCCAGTTTTCGGTGCCAGTAGGTATAATCTGTTCCCATAATATGCGACCATCTGCGGTCATTATAAATGATGCGCTCATTTCTGCCACACCAAATTCAAGCAACCCACCAAGAACAGACTGAGTAAATAATGACTCTATATCTACAGATGTAGAAAATACTACAGATGGAGTAACGGACTGAGTAAAGTTAAAGTCCTGTATAACCACACCGGATGCGAATATTAATAGCCGCCGATGACTGCGTAAAGTTAAAGCTCATCTCAGCTATGCCCGATGCAATCAACGAGACATCTGCCGATTGCGTAAAGCTAGCGATCTGTGTTGATACGCCGCTTGCGAACTAGCGCAGCGGTTGAAGACTGTACAAACACAGACTCAAGTTCTGCGGTTGCTGTTCTTGCCCTCAAAGCATCAGTGCTTTGGGTAAAGCTAGCTATCTGTGTAGAGGTATTACTAGCTATAAACATCGCGTTGGTAGACTGCGTAAAGTTGGCCGACGCATCTATAACACCGGACATTATACCAGATGCCACGGACGCCTTACTAGACGTACCGATCATCTCAGCTACGCCGAACTCTATAATTCCTTGCGCGGCTAATGCTCTTTCAGATAATGCCAGTTCACCAAACATCAGTCAGCATCGGCTATAGTCAACTCGCCAGCGTCCACCTGACGCATGATTTCTGCGTAGTGGCGGTTGGCTGGGTCTAGTGGGACAAACAATTTTTGCCCCTCTGCAACAATAATAATTACTTTACTATCGTTATTTAAATATTTTGCTGATGTAATATTCATCATTATAACTCCGCATCCAGTGATTCAGTCCTATTGTCAAAAGACGCTAATCCAGCACTGTTTGACTCTAAAGAAAGAGTGCATCCAGCCGTTCTATTTGCTAAAACAAAACCTGAATATGTGGTAGTAGAACTACGAATGTTAGTGCTGTTTCCTTCTGTTATCACTCCTCTTGACGGATTTGCTCTCATTGAGACACCTAACGGACAGTATATTTCAATCCTTTCAAAGCCCCCGTCAGGATTTCCTCTAAGTTGCATATCATCATGTACTTGAAAATAGCGTTTACAGAGTTGTAGTTCATCGCCAAACGACCGATGTTCAAAAAACGTGGCCTGTTCGCCGATTTCAAGCTGGACGCCAGTGATAAGAAATTCATCATCTGTGCTTGCACCAATGGCTACATTTAACCCTGCGGCTCTGTCGCCGTTAGCTATGGCTTCCCAAGCTGTTGGAACTGCGCCGCTATTGTAGGTTGAACCAGAAGCAAGCCACCACTCAAGAGACAGAGAATTACCATTATCATTACCTAACACTCCTGACGTATCCCCAGCAAAGGTTACAATCTTTTTCTCCCAAGTATTAGCAGAAGATATAGAATAAGTAGCACCTATGAGTCGGCTATTATCCACATCCCTAAGATTGACTTGATACGTCCCTGTTTTGTTAGACTTCACATGAAAAGATAATGTAGTCTTTTTGGCAGAAGATGTCCCCTTTTGTAGATGTTGAAGGTTTTGCCCTTCCATACGATGCACAATTAAAAAATAATCAGGGCTTGCATCTGCTGTTGTGCAATCAAACTTGAGGCTGTTTGCAAATCCTGTAGGGGCATCAGTAGCTTGTGTAACTGTGAAAGTTCCGCTACTTCCGTTTTCTAACTTAAATCTATCAACAGTTAAATAGCTAGACGCACCTACAAATCCTGTACTTGACGTACCACGTTGCGCCACCTGCATAGCGCCGTTGATAATCAGGTTCCTGTCCGACAACGCCGACTGCGAACCAATCAGTGCGGCTAGTTCTGCGGCTTTACTCATGCGAGGTCTCCTAACATACCGACATTGATTACAGAGTAATCTGAATTTGCGCTGGTGGTAATACAGTCTAGTCTACAAGCAGATGCAGTCTGTCTAGCCGCGCCAGTAACACCTACAAATCTGTTGTATGCGGATGATGGTGTGGAATAATTAGCGTCTGATAAAGCAGATGAATATGTGACAGTGTAGTCGCCTGTACCATTATCTGTCATCCCAGAAACATTAAATGAATCTCTTGCCGCCGCACCAGATGCAGTACCATCAAAGTTCACCCAAGCCTTCGCACTGCCCCCTGCAACAAAGCTAGTAGCAATGCTGTTGTTACCAGAGGCATCCTTTAATGTGTTTACTCTAAGTTCGCTTGCCATTATGCTAGGTCTCCGTGAATAACTTGCGACATCTGGTCACTATCTACTTGGTTTTGATTTCCATCTGAAGAAAAACTATCTATCCCACAACTGCTTGTAATTGGCGGGTAATCGTCTTTGTTAGAGGTAGAAAACAAAGCATTAACACCACCATCATGCCTTGAATGACCTGTGTTTGGGTATTGTGTTGATGACATATTATTAGTGAAAGCACTAGCATATTGACCTGTAGTGGAATCTATCAAAGAACTAACGTTAAACGAATTATCTATAGCAACAGTGCCAGTACCATCAAAGTGATTCCACGCCTTCGTTAATCCCTGTTGCAGATTAGTTGTGGTTGAGTTGCCTTCACCTGTCACGCTAATAGAACCAGCCGTGGTTACTCCTGTGATTGTATCTACTTTGAGTTGACTAGCCATTATGCAAGGTCTCCGTGAATTACACAGCTATGGTCTCTGTCTACAAGCGAACCAGCATCAGTAAACATCTTAACATCAAAAGAACCTGCTGCCCTGCCGTTGTTAACACCTATGGCGTTAGCATTTTGCGCACAAGTAATATTTGCCACCATATCTGCACTGTCTAAATTATTAATAAAACTGTAGCTATAGTCTCCTGTTCCATCGTCTGAACCAGCAGAAATGTTAAAACTTTTTGAAAATGCGGCGGCATCGTTTGCTTCTACAAATGCTTTAGCCGCAGTCTGCTTAGTCTAGCGTTACAGCAGATGTACCGTCCTTTGCCGCAATGCTATCTACATTCAATACGCTGGTCATACGATACTCCAATATCCGTTAACAGTGACGGTGGCATTGTCCTGCGTAATCGGACCTGCACTCACGCCGTTCTCATCTGCATCAATAGTAATGTCTGCCGTTATGCTTTGACCATTCAAGCGGATGATGCTGTTGTTACCTTTGAATGGGTAGCGTGTGTCACTCTCTGTCACTGTGTAGCTGTTGGCTACAGAGAACACATCGTAGGCTACCATCTCAACTACGTCACCTGATGATGCACCTGTGACCAGTACGACTGTTGTGCCTGTAGTGGCAGTGTAGTCTGTTCCCGGCTTGAGTAGTACACCGTTCTGATACACGTCCATGTACAGACCATCTTGATAGGTAAGTACCTTAGAGTCAGCATCACTACCAGAGAAGCTAGTCTGCCCTGCTGTGGCCTGATATACGAAACGGTTACGTACACCGAACTCTGGGGATTTACCTATGTAGGGCATTATGCGTCCTCTAGTGCTTGAACTTTAGTCTCAAGCGTTTCAATCTTAGTGATGGCTTCCTGTAGGCTCTTGACCAGCAGTGGGACGATTTTGGATTGGTCTATCCCTTGCATGACTGCGTTACCATCGTCATCAACTTCATTGTGTGTGCCAGTAACGGCCTCTGGTACAACGGTCTGCGCTTCATGCGCTAAGAACCCGTCCACAGGAACAGCATCATCGCCATCAACAATCCACTCAAACCTAGCTGGCTTTAGTTGCTTTAGTCGTGTGGTTGCATCCCAAGTGTAGTTGACTGCGGTTTTAAGCCTGTAGTCTGATGTTGTGTTGTAAGAAACAGATGCGTCATTAACTCTTACAATTTCACCGATAGTTGCGCTGTCAGCGTTATTCCGAAATGCTATCTGGTTGAAGTAACCGCTTGTTCCACCTGCATTATGAACAGCAAACATTCTGTCACTGGTGGCATTTCTATTTGAAATTCCAAGAATAGAAATGTTGATAGCCGCATTATGGCCTATAGTAGTTCTACCATCGGCTAAAATACGCATCCGTTCAGTATCAGCAGTACCAAATAGTAAAGGCACAGAGCCTGTAGTTTGTAAAGCACCAACAGTGTCAGTGTGTTGCATGACCAAGCGACCAGCCGCACCATCGCTGGTTCTTGCGACTGATAGCAAACAGTTTGCACCAGATTTTTCAATATGCACTCTATCTGCAATGCTAGTGGATTTTCCAATTCCCACATTCTCTGACGAATCAATGGTAATAGCTGTAGCATTACTAGAATTAGAAATTCCAGTTACACCTTCTTTTCCTACTTTAGTTAACGCCACAGTCTATCTCCCTTATGCGTATGGGCTATCGCCAAGTACAGCCGTATCCCAAGCTGCTTTTAATTTAGCAATTGTGTCAGCACTTGTAATAGCCGATGCCGCTGGTGCGTTGCGTAGTGCATTCTTCTTGGCTACAGAGGCTGACTTTGCAGAAGTATCGTCAGCTTCAAGTGCCTTCATGTACACTACGTCCTCTGCTGCAAGCAGTGATGTGCGCACTTCACGGATTTTGTCACGGAAGATAGTTTTAGCGGCATCCATATCCTCGGATATAACTGTTCCGCTCAATGACCACGCACCGCGAAAGTGACGGTCTGTTGGAACGGTAGCCGTGGAAGCATCGATCTGGTTCCCGTCCTTGTCTACGATATATGTTGCCATTGGTTTCTCCTTTAGGCAGCTTGTTCTGTGGCTAGTTCTTCAGTGATCTTCCAAGCATTGCGCCACTCACGAGTCGCTGGAAGCTGTTCCTTACGGCATATTACCAGTTTTGGCTTATTGCCGCTATCCCACTCTTTCCATACGGATTGTGGGCAGTCTTTCATAATTAAGTATTCAATCGCCTGTTCTTCGGTTAAAGCATCAATAGGCTTGGTGTCATGTAACAGGTAGCCACGAGTATGCTTCTTGAAGTCTGGTTGTGCCTCATCCTTTGCTAACTCCCAATACACTTCGACAGGAGGCAGGATACCGCCCTGTAGCGCACACGCCATCCAGTTAGGGTCAGGAACCAGTATCTTTGCACATTCATCTACACTGTCCTCATACACTACGCGATAGTCAGACTGATGACCTTCTAGGTTTTCCTTTGCCCAACATAGTCGGTCGAATAGGTGTGTGCCTTGAAACTCAGGTGTCTGCATTATGCTAGGTCTCCAAACTCTTGAATATTGAAATACAAAGAATCGCCGCTAGACCCGTTTTCACCTGAAACACCAGACCAGTAGCCGTTTCTTTGCAAAACAGACCCCGTCGCCTGTGCGAAAGAACTGTCTATTGTAAAACCGTACTGACCATCGTTTGTTATGTTTGTATGACTATGTGAGTAATTAGCGTTGCTAAAAGATGCGGTGAAACTGGTCGTATAGTTTCCAGTGCCGCCATCCGAAACACCACTTACATTGAAGCTGTCACGAATAGCTATTGTTCCTGTACCATTCAGGTTTAACCAAGCCTTCGCACTACCTTCTACAACGAACTTTGTATCCAGCGACCCTGCGGTGCTGTGTTCTAGGGTATCTGCTTTGATTTTACCTAGTGCCATTATTCAGCCTCCAGTGCGGTGATACGCGCTTCTAATTCTTGGATGGTCTTGACCAACAATGGGACGAGTTTGGACTGGTCTATCCCCTGCATTACAGGAATAGTATTGCCATCAGCATCTAGCTTGTTATCGCCAGCCGAAACGCCATCGGGCAGTTCTTCACCGTCCTTCCACACTTCAACTTCATCTTTAGTACCACTAATCGCTTCGGGAATTATGCTTGAGACTTCATGTGCAAGAAAGCCATCGACTGTGGTATCTGCATTAACAATGAAGTTAAAACGGGCTGGCTTTAGTTGCTTTAGTCTTGTTGTTGCGTCCCAATCATAAGTAACATTTTCTTTGAGGCGGTAGTCTGAGGATGTGTTAAAGGCAGTGCCTGAACTAGTTACAGAAATGCTTCCAACAACTGAATCTTGCCTACGGAATTGAGCAATCGTTCCGTCACTACCAAACCTGTTTAAGTAAAGTGGTAAGTCATTATTTCGTTCAAGATAAGCATAACCACTTGTAATATAATGACCACCATTGTTGTTATTTGTATTTGTGCGTCCGATAAGTAAATTGCCTCCCGAATCAATACGCATCCGTTCAGCACCGTTAGTTCCAAAAGCCATAGCATTATTGGTTTGCTCATACTGGATATAACCGCGATATTGGTCTGCACCAGAAGTACCATCAGCAAAAAACAAAGAACCATTGTTGCTTGTGCCAGAAGCAATAGTGATACCAGTTGCGCCTGTGGTGGCTAGAACTAAATCATCTGCACCACTGTTGTAACTGGATGGTGTTGCAGTCCCGATGCCCACGTTGCCCGACGCAACAATCGTGTTGCCAGTGCCATCAGGGTCAATCGTGATGTTGTTGTTACTAGCAAGACTGCTGATTTTATTTGTCTTTACTTCACTCATGCTAGGTCTCCCATAATCACCATAAGATTCACATTTGAATCTTTGTCTGCGCCAGCATCACTAACTGTAGAAAATGCACCACTGGAAGTAGTAAGAGCAGTTCCTGCCGCCGCAGTTCTACCTTGATTAGCACACATATAATTTTGGTCAGATGACATTCCACCCGCCGCATAATGCCCAGCCGCTGACATATTGTTTGACCAATTTAGGGTAGTGTGACCCACGCCATCATCGACTCCTGACGAAACATTGAGTGAGTCAAAAACGCTAATATTAGAAGAATATTTTTGTACAGATGCCCAGCCCTTGTTTAGACTTTGCACCATATTTTGAGTAACACTTGTGCCGCCTTCTGACTCATACACAGAATTATTTTTAATTCTGATATCCACGCCAGAACTGCCACCAGTTTTTCTAATTGTATCTGCTAATAACGTACTCATAGCGTCACCAATGTCCCACCGCTTTCAACGGTTAATGTAACACCACTAGCCACAGTAAACGGACCAGTTACATTGGCGTTTTCTGTAGCAAGGATGGTTGTATTTGCTGTAAGGGTTTGTGCGTTGGTACGGAATAAACCACCTGCCTTAAAGTTGCCTTTGTTCTCGGCGGCTGGTGTAACAGTGCCTACCTGCGGTGCATTGTAATTAACAAAGATATTACCCGTGCCAGAGGAAGGGGCGGCAGTAAATGTCAGCGTCACGCCATCCGGTATTGTGTACGCCGCGCTATCCTGAATAACACCATCCACAGAAACCAAAACATCCTGCACGGATGAAACGGTTGTGTTTAGTGTAAATGTTGTATCGCTACCGTCACCGTTGAACCTCTGAACTGCCGGGACGGATTGAAAGTTAGCGGGGACTTTCTCACCAAGATACGGCATTAGGTTATCTCCATCACTGATAAGGCTACGTCAACAGCACCTGTAGCTGAGACTTTAATTTCATCGGTTGTTTCAAGCACTACCTTGTTACCTGCAAGCATTTCCAATGAAGAAGCCGCTGGGATAGGTGCGTTAGTCACAAGTTCAACAGCTTGGTTGGCTTCGTTGTTTGCCCCTGACCGATTAGCTGTGTCCGTGTTTAATGTTACAGTTGATGTAATCTGACTCGTGGTTGTGTTACCCAATATCAAACCAAGTACAACCGTCGTGGTGCTACCAGCGGCAGTATAGATAACATCCAGAGATGTTACGCCAGCCTTCGTGATCACCTTAAAAGTGTTAGCCATTCTTCTTCTCCTTTAGCCCAAGGCTATCGCTAAAGCTGTCGCCTCGTTAGCCGCATCAGTAGCTGTTGTACCACCAATATCTGACAGCACTTCTGATGTGGATCTACTTTCTAGCCCACTTGATGTAAATCTTGCGTACTCATCGTCTGCAACCGATGCACTGTCTATCTTCACCGCGTTGGTGTTAGATATGCCAAATGTCAGTGATGCCTGACCACCAATATCTGACAGCACTTCCGCCGCAGATCTACCCTCTATATCTGTGCCGTTTACACGTAAAAAGTCATCATCCGCCACGCCAGATGTAAACTTAGGTACATTGGTGTTTGATATACCTGTGTCTAAAACAGCCGCAGTTCCTAAACCCAAACTTGTTCTAGCTGTTGCGCCAGACTCCGCCACAAAGTTACTGCCATCACCAACTACAAAGTTACCGTTTGTGACAGCCAGACCCGCCACATCCTGTAGTTGTTGATCAAGTCTCGCATTAGCAACCGTACCAGAGGCTATGTTACTGGCGTTGAGTGCTGTCAACGCGCTACCGTTAGCGGCTACTAAGTTACCACTCGCATCAAGGAACGACATCTTTTCCGCAGGGAGTGTGCAGAAAATAGTCTTCGTGCCAGATCCCCAGCTAACAGCGTTGTCGCTGTTACTGGATTGCAGAATCGCGGTTCTTGCCAGCGTAGTTCCAGAAGCCGTGTATGTGCCGATACCAACCTCAAAGTTGGTGCCATCACTACATCCATAATAGGTGGTGTTACTGTTACCCACGCTACCAAAAGACTCAAACCCAGTCATTGCCCCAGCTAATGTATATGTGCCAGTTCCTGTGGTTGTAGTCGTTTCTTTTACACGATCTCTAAGAACAAGTGCCATGTTACTTCAATTCTATTGAAAAGTTACCTGCATTGATACGGAATATATCACCTGTTGCGATTGTCTTGTTAGCGTCCAAAGCACCTACAAACAGTATATTACCGCTTGAAGAGGCATCTGCTACGAAGGCGTGTGTGATCGTGTTGCTGGTTCCGCTAGACGCTGGAAACTCAACATTAGCTGAGTTAGTAGCTGTCTGAGTATCCGTGCTAACGGCTGGAACTGTCCAAGCTGATGCAGCTACCTGTTGTCTGGCATAGTTTCCAAAGGTAGCCTCTGTCACACTGCCACCCTCTGCACTGCTAACAGCAGTGGCAAGGCCAATATAAATGCTGTCGCCCGGGCTAGCAAAGCTTTCCGTGTTATTTTTAAACAAGAACTGCAATATTTCGTGTTCGAGATAGGTGGTTGCTGCGTTTGATGTTGCCATCGTTTACTCCTTATGAACGGGGTCTGTCTGGTAAGCCCCTGCGATACGCATCGCTGTTTTCTCTGGCCTCTGCCAGATCCTTGATCCGAGTTAGTGCTTCTGTGAACTGCTTCTCATACATAGTAAGCATATCCTGTTCACCCTTCATGTAAGTATATGCTTCTACAAGCGAACCGTAAAGCATGGCATTAGGAGCGTTTTCGCTCAACCATGTTGTACCAGAATCTGAGCCTGCTGTTAATGATGTAGGCTTATAATAATAATGTAATTCTACTGGATAGGCACTATCGGGTGTTGGTGCCACAATAAAGTTATCAATATCGAAAAAGGCGTAGTATTTAGGAACGCCCGTTGTAGCAGGGTTGGGATTGTACTCCTGCACGAAGTTCACGTCCTTTTGCAACAAGAACTGCTTTTCACTACTAACTGTAATAGACAATGAAAAAGACGCTAAATAATCGGATGGAACAGACAGAAATGGATCACCGCCAGTGGACATCGAACTGGTAGCGTTCTTCCTAAAAAGCTCAAGATCGACAAGCTTGAATATACGAGTTTCAGCATTCTTAATAAACGTAGGAAGGTTCGTCACAAAAGAAGACTCGGTGTTCTCTGTGTAATCCTGAATCGCTGTCTTTAATTGTGCAAAAGTGTAGCTCATTTAATTCTCCAGAGTGACAGGCCCAGCAGTTGCATTGTCGCCGCCACCACGTACATTTCCTGTGGTTGCAGTGCCTGACGAAGCTGAGAATGTGTATGTATTAACATCAACAACAGTTATTGAATACCCGCTAGAGTTTTCCAACACAGCCTCAGTAAACCCGTCAAAGGCTTCAACCTTGCGGAATCTTACAGTATCCGACGTGCTACGTCCATGAGAACGCTGTATCACCGTTATTGTGGCTGTGCCCGCTGTCCCTGATGAAAAAGCGTTTGAGTCTAGTAAAACCTCGACAGCAACTTCGACCCTTTGATCAGGTCGTGGGTCATGCAAAGCCTGTGGATCAGGTCCTACATTTGGGGGTGTTAGTTGTGGATGCTTTGGATCGTATTCATCCGGACCTACCTTCAAGCCATCCCATTCCACACGCATGTCAGCAAGCCTGTAGCGGAACCCAGATCTATCTGAGAACCCCCAAGCATCTTTGCCTGATGCGTATCTAGCCATTAGTTAACCCTCAAATACTGCACACTAGGCTGTAGCTTCAGTGCCACACGATCTTCGTCCTCGTCCGCCGCACGTTGGAACTCTTCTTCGTACAGGTTCTTTAGAAGCTGCACCCGTTCCGGTGCTTTTTTAAGAGCAGTATAGTACGCAAGACCTGCAACCATGCAGGGCAAAAACCTAAACGGTGCATCTGTTGTGTTAACCAAAGCATCGACATCTTCAATCCGTTGAACATAATAATATACCAATGTGTCTGTGGAGTTTTCAGGAGTGGGCCATAATGTGACTTCAGGGGAAACCTGCCTGTTATAGTAAAACTGACTAGGACGACCCTGTGTAGTTTTATTAGGTGTGTTAAGGTACTCACTTCGAGACATGCGACTTAGTTCAAAGTCGGTGCCACTACGGCGAACAACAACGTCAAGAAGATCGGTGTAGTCAGCGGTGAACGTGTACGTTGCTGTGCCTTGAGTCAAAGCTTGTGTGGCTTGCTTGACTGTCCATAAATTAAGACCACGGTTAGCCCAGTCAGCGAACATCAAGTTCATTGATCTACGTGCCGAACGAGCATCATAACCAGTGCGTAATTCTAAACCGCACCGCTCATATGCTTCTTCGATTATTTCTGCTACGTCGAGATCAAAGTCTCGTGAACCTGAAGTTGCCATTTACTTTTTCTTTCTATGTGTGCCGCCATGACCTTTTTTGACCTTCTTGCCCTGCTTGTCTATTACACCACGTTTGATTAAAACATCTTTCATAGTAACGTCTCCGCTACCATCAACGTCAGGGAAGTTACCGCCGCCCATCTTAAAACGAGTGCGACTTGGAGCTTTGGTGTTGCGAGTGGGCATATTCATAGCACCGCCCATAGCTTTACGGGGAGAACAATGTGACATTACTTTTTCCTTCTCTTTAATGATTTAACACGTCTTGGCTTACCCGCTGGCTGACCAAGTCTTTTCTTCTGCGCTATTCTACTACGCTTTTCTGCACTTGTCATTTCACTTGAGGTTTTCGGGGTTTTCGAGGAAACTCGTTTACTGGGGCGACAATATGGAGTACCCCGTTTTTCACCCTTGCCACGGCCACACGCTTTTCCCGTACTGACGTCTTTCCAGTCTTCTTTGAACCATCGTTTAAGTGCGGCACCTTTTTTCGTCTTTCTTACAGCCATTAATCAAGTGCTCCTTTTATGCTTTCCATAGTTTCCTTCAGAGACGCCCCTGATGGATTTGGATTATATTTACAAGCATACTGCCGTTGACAACCAAGATAAAGTTCTGTTGTGTGGTTTTCCTGCGTGTTGTTGGCACCTTCATAAAAGCACATTATTTGTGTCTTAGAGATTTTTTCTGTGGCGGCAAGTCTGCAAGTTACCATTCTTTGATTAGCCGCAGATGCCTTAAAGGCAACGACAGCTATTAAGCCAAAGGCAATGATGCCCATAATTAAATAAAACAGCATGGTCAGCCCATCAAAAATTTCTTTACGTTGAGCCGCTTTTTCTAACGCCATTTGTTTCTGTCTTTCCTTAACGGCTTGTAAACGTCTTGCTCTTTCTTCAACGATAGCTTTCCAAGTACCACTGCCAAACCGAAGATCAACAAGCATGCTAACTTCGTATAATTTTTCTTGGGCTAACTTAGCATCAATCATTTCAGATGCTACGCCGCCAATGCCATCCATCGCGCTAACACCACTTTTTTTATTGCGCTCTTTGTTTACTTGAGACTGACCCTCAAATAAATTGTCTATGTAGCCAGCAATTTCGGAAATATCATTACAGGTTCCGATAGCAGATTTAATTGCATCTGTGGCTCCTTTGACGAGTGCTATGCCTGCTAACGCTGTGGTAATTGGTTCCATGCTAGTAAACCTTTACTTCCTTTGAATCTATTCTTCTTGGAACACAATACGCAGTAGCTCTGTCCTTTGGATCTAAATAATCTTTGTAACTGTAATTACCAAACCGTTTAGTGACCTGAGACGCAAAGTAGTTACACTCTTTAACCGAGTAAAAATACATGTCTGCGCTTTCTAATTTTCTAAGATCTCCCGTACCTAAATACACAAGAAGTAAAAATACATCAGCCATCACATAGGTTTCATGCGACAGATGCCGCTATCAATATACCTTGGTTGTTCTGTACTTGTATGTTCCGCCTGATGCTTTTTTGGTTTTATTTCCCCAGTTTTTTGCACCGACTTTACGACACTTGGCGATTGCCCCGCTTGCATACGCTGACGGGAAGACCTTATAACGGCGTTTAACCTTGCTGTAACATGCATCTTTTGATCCACTCTTACTCACTTGTTTCTCCATTGAACCACGCGAGATGGCCATTTCGTTTCTCCTTTATAAAATCATCCCAAAGCACCGACAACATGCGGTGGTTTTCTGTTACCTTTTGAGCAACAACCGCCGTATCTGTCTTTAGCTGAGTGACTTCTATTCCGATCCAACCAAGGAACCCAAGTAAAGCCACAGGCATGATTTTGTCCATTAGCACTTCCACCTTCTTCTCGCCGCGCAAATACGTTTTTTAGGCGTCTTCTTGCAACTAATTCCATGCATCTTCATCTGACCAGCAGAGCGAGAACAATACGATTTTTTACGCTTGCCGCCACCCGGCTGTGGAGCTTTTAACTTTGACCCCGTGGCACGATTGTATTTAGCCCGACCCTTGGCTGTAAGACCTGCGCCTTTGGAAGCGGGAAGTTTTTCCCCCCGCTTCACCGAAAGACTAACTGTCTTCTTTTTAGCCATTAGCCAAAAAACCCAGTTATAGAATCTACGTTTGTGAGCGTTACATGACACTCATCCTCGAAGATCATACCGTGGTCAGGAATGGTGATTTGATTGTCATCCGATGTGTGAAACACCATAGACAACAATGTTGCACCGCCGCTCCCGTTTTTAAACACAGCCGCAGGTGAACCACTAGAGGCTGTCTTTACATAGAAAGCCTTTAGACGAGTTCTACCGCCCTGCAATGTTCCTGTAGCTGTGGCAGTCTTTGCTGTAATAGAAGCAGCCATTCCGCCCTCCTACTAAGCTAGGTTGTTGTTCTGCTGATAAAGGATAGTAACGCGAACAAGACCTGCGTTTGTTGCGGCAGAGCCAGTAACAGTCAAGCGGATGTCCGCTGTACCTGTGTCCTGCCAAGCCAATGCAGCGCCAGCCTGAGTTGTTGGATACTTACGACCAGCAGTTGTCCCGATTGCAAATGTGTTCACGACTGTAGCCGCACCACCAACAGTGTCACCGACACTAAGGTTAGTTGCAGTGTTCGCCGCAGTAATTACGTCGATTACACAGTCAATGATCTGAGAGTTTGCTGGAATAACAACGTCAGTGACTGAGGCCGCAACAGCGCCGCCTGAAAGATCTACTGAAAATGTCTGAGCCATAACAACCTGACCAACGTTGGCAATGTTTGAGCCAAGAGTTGAACCTGTTGTGTTCTTGATGGTTCCGGCCTTAATAGGTCCGGAGAAAGTAGTCGTAGCCATTTAATTCTCCTGTCGTGGCTAATGTCAGCCTCACCATGAGGCTGTCAGGGATGCTTTATTATACATAAAAAAAGGGCGACTGCAAAGCCGCCCTTTAATTATCTTTGTGTCTTCACTAGGCGCCCGGTGAACCGAACACAGCGCGTGGATCGCTAAAGCCGAAGCTGTAACGCTCACGAGCCTTGAAGCGCATGTTGCCAGTATCGAAATCTGGATCCATGTTAGTCGCCAAAGGCATACGCTCGAAGTGCTTAAAGCCGTTCGGTGCGTCAGTCTTGATGAAGAACGCATCAGTGTCTGTCAGGTAGTCGTTGACTACGTAACCTTCTGGAAGCATTCCAGATGACTTGATGGCGTTTACATCGTTGTCCGCAGTACCAACGCGAAGGTTAGATACAAGCAGACGCTCTGCAACGAATTGCAGTTGACGTGGAACAATCAGCTTCATTCCTTTAAGAGCAATAACCAAACCACGCTCATCAACAAAACCAGCGATGCTGATCAATGCGTCTTCGAGTGAAGTTTCGTTAAGGTCAGCGGCAGTGCCCGGCTCGTTGGCGAATGTGCCACCGTTTGTGAGCGGATGGTTAGTAGCCATAAGAGCTACACCATCACCACCAGCAAATGCGCCAGCGGCAAAGCCGTTGTTAAGGACAGATGCAGCTTTAACCTGCTTAGTGTGTGCCATAGAACGTGCAAGAGCACGAGTATAGCGAGCACCAAGACGGTCATAGAGGTTGTCCTCTACTGCTTCTTCTGTGATCGAGAAGCCCATAGCAACGGTCTCGTGGTTATACCGAGCGGTATAAGCCTCGTTCGCATCGTCATAAGCGATTCCTGAACCTTCCTGTTTAACAGGAGCGGCACCGAAACCTGACAGCATTACTTCTTCTTCAAACGCACGGTCAGATGACTCTGTGTCGAAGATTTCTGCATGCTGGCCTTCGTAGCGACCATATTCCATACCAAAGAGAGCGTTAAGACCCGGCTCTAGTTCTTTGGCGAGTTGTGCGCGAGAAATAGCCATTAGTTAGCCTCCCTAAGAAATTGCCGCTTCAGAATCAGCCTGAAGCAGTGCATGGTTATTGATCATCACAATCACAGGAAGTCCAGCAGCTGCGTAGTCCTCATTATCAGCATCAGTACCGATGCCCACAATCTTCAAAGGAAGAGATGCGTTTGATGAGTCCAAAGTAGCTACATCCAACTGAGCGTTGGAGATACCTGTTGTTGTGCTACCGCCAGCACCACTATTGAACTGTGAGTTCTCAAAGATGGCTGCTTCAGCAGTTGCCTGATTTGTGAAAGTGGCGTCTGTACAAACTAAAAAGCGCTGGAGCGGGTTGTCGTACACAAATCCGATAATATCGAAATCTGTATCGGCACCTGAACCCGGCCAAAAGTTTGAAAAGACTTTCTTTCCTGTAGTCGAAGATACATACTCACAACCAGCGAATACACCTAGAAATGCTACAGTGTCTCCGGATGCAGAACCAATGGCAATTGAGCCACCGTTTACTGCCTTTACCGCAGAACCCTGATAGATTGCTGACGCATTGCTAGCGATGAGGTATGCATTTGTGCCGCCTGTAGCTGGTGTGCTACCTGCGTTATTGATCGGCTTTAAGCCGAACGCAACATTGACATTTGCCATAATGCTACCTTTCTCTCTATGTTAGATGGCTAACGATCTCGTCGGCCACCGAATGATACATCACTTTTCCTATCGTTATGGATAGGCATCGAGGGATGTTGTTCCCTCATCAGGTTTTCGTCAACGGCCTTCATTTGGTTGCGGGTCTGATCCCGATAATATTCAGTTCTTTCCTCTACCGTTTCTTCGGGGATGCGACATAGCATTAGTCCGCCTACGCCAATCACCCCTGCGTTCTTACCCTCTTCCAACACTGGATAGCGGTTCACTTCGTCCGGATACTCATCCGCTCGAACTGGTTCCCATCCCTCACGCAGCTTGGAATGTACATTCGTCTTATCTTCCTCTCCACGAATGGAAGTTCTGATCCAACGATGCTTATAACCTGCTGGTGCATCTGGTGCCGCCAAGTTAGAAGGTGGTGCCCAAGGCTTACGCCGTTGGGTAGTTGCGCGTGTCTCTGCTTCGCGTTTAGTTCTTTCAGCCATAATTTTAATCCTTTACGTGTTTTGCATATTCTTCGAGCGGAACATTCAACCGTTTCGCAATAGCAATCTGCGAAGGAGTCAATTTGACTGTTCTGCGCCCCTTTGGTGACGACGACTTTGAAGCCGTGGACTCAGCAGAAGCGACTCTGGGTCCTGAATCGCGCTTTGCTTCCTGAAACTTGTGCGGAAACTCAGTGCGAATTCTTTTGTCAAGCTCAGTATAATACTCATCTGACGTCGGGTCAAACCCTTCGTCCTCAATAAGCTGACGATGTACGCCAAAAGCGGCATACGTCATCGTCTGATCTTGGCCAAACCATTCATTCTTAGACGCCCAGTCCTCGGCTTTGACATCCGGCTTTGCCGGAGCTTGCTGTTGGACAGGCTGTTGTGGAGCTTGCTGTTCTTCCTGTGGGGCGGCAACACGCTCTTCATTACGACGTTTTGCTTCTGCGTATCTTGCCTGCTCTAGTGCAAGCTGGCTAATCTTTTGCTGTGCATCAAACATAGCATCAGAATCACCGTCTTCATACGCTTTCCTGTACGCTTCTTTAGCGGCAACAACATCAGACTCTACTCGATTACCAAACTCACCCACATAGGATTCGTCCAGCTTATTCAAGCGAGACTTTAATTCATCGTTCTGCTTTTTTACAGATTCCGCATATTCAACCGCCGCTTGACGCTGGCGCTCTTCTTCACGGAAACGATTTGTAAGCTTACTGATACGACGCTTAACAGAGTCTGAGTATTCCTCAAGCTCCTCGGCTGGTTTATCAGTGGCTTCTTCCTTTTCAGGTTCTTCCGCCGCCTGTTCAACAGGGACTTCTTGAACTTCCTCGGTCTCTACGACCTCGATCTCTTCTTGTTCAGCTAGATTTTGCATACTACGCTCCGTATGTCTTTATGTCGTCTGGATCGACAATGGTTGCAATGACCTCATCGTCATTGATGATGCGAACCTCACCGCCTTCTATATTAAAGCGAGACCCGGAATACCGACCAATACAAATCCAATCACCTTCTTTACACCAAGGTTCGGATTCCGCACCGAATTTGTCGGGATCTTGATACGCAAGCGGACCAACCTTAACCACATAGGCTACAACAGTGCCCCGTGCTTCTCGGTCTTTTGCTTGATCTGGTATGATAACACCGCCCTCAGAAACGTCTTTGCCTTTATACGGCATGACGAGTATGCGCCAACCTGTTGGCTGTGGGATTCTTTCTGTAAGGGGTTTTTGTTTGGCTTCTTCTTCAGCTTTTTTCTTAGCTCGCTGTTGCCGCATAATATGGTCAGGTACGAATAGGGTCTTCGTCATAATCATCCTTTTTTAGCAGGGTTTGAAGTTCATCTAACGCATAGGTAAGTCCCTGAATCTCACCTATCATAGAACGGTAAGTCTCCATATCGGAAACTCCGCCGCTTGTCACGGAGATGCTAATGTCATCCACGCGATTCTGCAAGGTTCTTTTATACCTTGTTATAAATTGTATAGCATCCATTAACTACTCACAGTCACAATGTGTTGGCTGGCAGTCGCATCTGTTAAGGACGGGGTTAATTATTCTAGCTAACAGAACCGCCAAAAGCCTCTTCAGGCGCGTAATCATTACCATTACCATTTATCTTTCTATCAGTTATTGGCCCACCAGAAACCCAAGCATTACAAACACGCATGGAAGCGCACTTGAACTTTATGAATTGACAGTAGCCTATGTCTCCCGCATCCACAGATGCATATGGATCTGTCCCATCATTCATGCCGATGCCTTCAGCAATGCAATCTTTTATCTTTGACGTTAGATTAAAAGCAGCACAGTTACCACAACGACTATCTTTTGCGGCCTCTATGGATGCATTGAATGTGTCCGCTATCTTCTGCCAGAAACTATCGTTCTTGCCAGTGTCATCAAGGTTTGGATTTAACGGGCCATAGCCATACTCATCAATGGCGTTCTGCCTGTTCTCAAGATTTAAATCTAGGTCTTGAGTTGCGGCGGGGCACTCCCCCTGCATCTTGTCTACAGGAGTGCCATCTTGAATTTCTTTTGATAAGTCCAATCCATCAGGGATTAGTTTGATTTCTATTTTCATGTCACACTACTCTATTGAATAAATCTTGAAGAGGAATACTGTATTCTAGACCCATTGTCCTACCACCCCGATCAAAGTCTGGGTTCTTAAAAGTGGGTGTGATACTGCGCCTGTTGGGATCATACTCTTCGGAGCCTTTAGGATTCATAAAGCCCTTACTCGCTTCAAGCATCTGTGCTGGAGACATAAGTTCGTAGTCTAAAAACGCTTGATCACCTATGGCTGGATCTTTAGACAGGCGATCTCCATAAGCTTCTCTTTCAGATCCAAACGCGGGTAAAGTTTTCATTGGATCTACACCCAAGCCCGCAGCGCCAATATCAACGCTCAAGTTAGGCTTAGATATGTCTGAGCCTGTGCTGAACATATCCCTCACTCTTTCCATCATAGGTGAAACATTGCTCGACACATCACTAGCTGTTACACCACCTGTAAGCGGAGCCATCAAAGACCCCAGCATTCCGCTGCCTTCGTACAGTTCACTTTCGGGGTCAAGCTTTGGGTCGTAAAACTGGCTACCTTGAATGGCCACGGGATCATCTCGCATACTCATAAGCGCTGGCCCCATCATCGGGCCACCAAATAAGGAAGCTAGACCTCTGGCTGTCATCTCAGTTCCAGTCATAGGCTGTCGTTGTGCGCGTACTTCACCAAAACGAGTTGGGTCACCAGCCGAAACACCAGAGCGAAGAGTACCTGCGGTTTGGTTTCCACCCACTGGGGCGTTCAGGACATTAGTGCTGGCATAAGGATTGTTATACCTATCGACATTGAGGCTTGCTATTCCTTCCAGCGTGCCCTGTCCAAGAAGATTATTATAGCTGATACTTGATGGGTCGATGCCTAGAACACGAGAAAAGAAACCCTCGTTACCATAGGGGTTGGTTACTTGACCTTGGTCGTTACGAACAATACCTAGCTGTTGCTCTGTCGCTGGATCATTACGATTATCACCGCCTTGCACACTAGCGTTTGAAAAACCATCGTTAGCGTCAGCGGGAGCAGAAGTATCACCATAGGCATCAAAGCGACTATCCATTTACTTTGTTCCTTCGAACTTACCACCTTGAATAGCGGCACCCATACCACGGCAAGACATGTACTTACCGTCCTTGGCCTTAACTTTAGGAGCCTTTTCATCGTCTTCGATCTCACGAAGACTAGGAGCTACCCTTTTGCTTTCGTTCATATCGCCTTTGCTTGGCTTTGACTTTGGTAGGACGGTCGGCTTCTTGCTTGCTCCGCCTTTTTCATATTTCATTTTGTTCATGTTATTCTCCATTATGACGGAGCCACCATCCCTGCGGCTTCTACCTTTATTTATAAGCTGTTTTGCCTCGCTAGTCGAGACACCAATATCTTTTCCGAACTGCGCTGCTCTAGGTTTTGCCATTAGACTAACTCTTTTCCGTGTTCAACCATACCGCAAATGCACCTGTCATGGCCCCCGTGACTACACTTACCAGTGCCGACTGCTGTGTCGTCGGATCCGGCAGGAGCATGAACCACTCCACTACTCGCCACGCTGATATCGACATCATCAGCATCATAAAGCGAGGTAGTATCCTCCACCGTAGAAATCTTTCCATTGTTAGTTCTGTCACGATTCTTCCTCGCCTGCTCTTCCGTTGTTCTGTTGTTCATGTCCCACATGTAATACACTACTTCTTCCCGAAGAATTTAGTTGCGCTACGCACACCAAAAGAAGCGGCAACGATAACGCCCAAGGAATATTGATACCATTCAGGCATTGAATTGAGTTGGGCGAAGCCATTTGCGACAACCTCCTCCATACCGGGAATAAACGCCAAGATCAGTGGTATGCTAAACAAAATTACTAGCCACTCGTCAGCCCACGAGTTGCTTTTACTTTTTGCCATCTCAAGATCCCAGTCGATCTCGCCTGTGGCTTTCTTCTGCATGACAACAGCTTCAGCCTGCGCCTTGGCAACCTTGGTTGCAGACACTGCCTTCTTCTCTTCGACCTTACCCTGTAGCCATGTACTGGCTAAAGAAGATATAGGACCTATCAACGCCGCTATCATTATGTTGTCTCTCCATACACGCACATAGCTTTATATCTATGTGGAACAGGTGCCATCTGCCTTATATCAGCCAGCATGTAAACCACTCTTATGTCACACTCTTCTTTAGTAGTATAAGGACCGTATGTATCCGTAAATTTGACGCACGAATTAGCGACGTTAAGTGCACACGCTAATACAACAGCCTCAAACATTACCGATCCTTACTTAATGCCGCCTGTGTGTTAATACGATAGATATTAACATCGTTACGATCACCCGCTATTTGCTCCTGCAATCCTTGGCGTTGCTGTGCCAGTTCATACTGTTGCTGTAGCTTGGCCTGATCAATCTGGAAGTCCATAGAGTCATTTTGCATCTTACGCTGTATTTCCTGCGTATCGTTCTGCAACTCCTGCTGACGGATCGCAACCAACGGATCCTCTTGCTGGGGTGGTTGTACCATAGGCATGATCTGCTTCATGATCTCTGTGACCTGCTGGGCAACAGCAGACTCAATTACTTCTGGAGCTACCTGCGGAACTGGCTCACCTTGTGCCTGCGCCTGTTGCGCCGCATTCTCGAAGAACGCCATGATCTGATCCCGTGCCAGCATAGATACGTGCTCCTGTACGTGAGCCTGCAACAACAAGAAACCCTGCGGGTTGGCAGACGCAACTGGTGACGACAAGAACATAGAGTGCGCCATGATGTGTGACTCATGATCCTGTTGTGGAAATGCCTGTGGCGGCATACCTTTTACAGAGTTTGCGTTCTCTGTAGCTGGATCAATAGGTTGCGGCGGCTGTGGCACTGGCAGAATACCGTCGATGTTCTTCACATCCAACGCATCGTACATACGACGATAGGCTTCGTACATGTTATGCATCTGCGGTGCGGCTTGAGCCAACTGCAACTGTGTCTGTGCTAGCGACAAACGCTGTGACATAGAAAATATTGACGGGTCACTGGCAGGCAACACATCAACACGACCATCAAAGTCCTGCGCCATAATCTCAGCAGGCATGTTCTGCCCGACAAAGTATGGATACGGCATTGGATTGTCGCTGAATACCTGCGCCAGCAAACGGAACTCTTGCTTCTGGGCATAGTGCAAACGCTTGTGAATGCTTGATATGATCTTCGAGCCTTGCTCGATCAGTGCAACGGTTGTTCCGACTGGGGCTTGTGAGTTGACGTCGGCAATTTTTGCGTCTGCAACCTGTGCAAATCTCCGGCCTGAATCGACGATAACGCCCAGTAATTGAGCAAGTGTCCCAGAAGGTTCCTTGTATGGAAGGGGCATAAGAGCATTCCGAAGATCACCACCGGGAGCATCAATATCACGAAACTCGCCGGGACTAAGCGGTTCATCATCATTGCGAATACGAACGCCACGGGCTTTAAAACCAGCAGGGAGATTAGAGAGCGTCCCCGCATCGATGAGTTGTCTAAGAATCGAAGTCGCGGCACGAGACAAACCCCCTATTGTATGCAACAAACCAAAGCCATAAAAGCCAAAGCCGGGCAAAAACTTATAGTGAACGAAGTATTGGCGCTTTTTCTTTAGGGGATCCACTTCCCGATAATTACGCACAATCGATAATACCTTTCCCGAAGCATCGTCCAGAGTGACGATGTAGGGAAGCTTAATACCAGTTGGCTCGCCTTGCGGATCCATATCCTCAAAACCATCAAGGTCAAGGTCAGTGTGGATTTCAAGTAAGGTATATACGTCATCCGAATACGATGGACGAACGCCTTGAAGCTCATCTTCAGTTTGTTTAATAGGTCTGTCATCTTCCTCATCCGATGCCTGTAGTTCAATGTCACGATAAACACCCGCAACCTGCATCTTGCGCAGCTCGTTCTCAGTCATGCGAACAACATGTGTCACACGCTCGGCAGTGCCCAAGTCAGATGCAGAATAAGGTACAATCAAATCATCAGCAGGAATGAACTTGGATACAGCACGATCCTTGCCTGCGTCCTGATATACTTTCTTAAATGTAGAACCTGTCAGCGGTAGATAGAACAACATCTGATCCGTGTCAGGATCAAACTCTTCCATCACTTCCGTAACCTGATAGTTCATAAAATCTTTTACACGCTGGGCTTGATCTTCACGAGCCGCGTCAGGTGTGCCAGCTATGTTCGTCTTCACAGGTCCGCCAGCAGGTATCATCTCTTTGTATGCCTGCGCCTGAAACTGCGTAACAGCCTCACTAAGTAACGGATGGTGAACACCACTAGCACCCAAGAACGGAGCACTACGCTCCTCGTAGTTAACACCCAGTAGCTTCATACCACTCGATATGGCATCTTCCCAATCAGACCGAGACTCACGATCATCGTCAACCTTGTCACGAAGGTCCGAGGACAAAGAACCAAGTTCGGAATCATCAAGAACCTCGGCTAAATTAGCACTGTGATCGTACATCTCAGTTTGGATCTCGAACCCCTGTTCTTCGCCCACAAGTTCTATGCCATCAGGTAGTTGATCCTCGGCAGGTAACTCTACTTGTATTTCTTCAGGCATCATGTTCGCTGGTCCGCCAGCGCCCATTGCCATGTCAACCATCTGTGGTGGTAGTGCCATTAAAAGGCTCCTTGTTTATCTTTTACGAATATAACTTAAATACGTTACCAATGCCAGACCGTAGGTCAACCTTGCCGCCAGCGGCCTTCTTTACAGGGGTGTTGTCACTAATAACCCGAAGCTGTGGACGTTTCGGCTGCGGTATGCCAGCACCAGATATGCCAGCCTGATCCTTACCTGCATAATTAGATATCGCCTGAAACACCTCGTCAGGCGTCATGTCGTCAGTTACTCCAGCCAAACGCTCTAACTCAGCCTGACTAGCCGCCGCATCAGCACGCCGTGTTACAGACTCAGCGTTTTTCAACTGCTGTTCCAATGCCGCACGGTTGGCCTGCCCCGCACGCCGAGCATCCAACGCCGCATCAAAACCAAAATCCTCGTTTATACCCTTAGATAAATCAGACAAAATGTCTTCTGTGTTAAACAAGTCAGCGTTAAACGTTCTGTTGTAATTGTCCGTAGTTACCCGAACAGCATCTATCAACGCATCAGCACGGCTCATACCCTGATCAATAGCACCCTCGAACTCGTCAATCACATTGTCAGTGAAATCTTTAGATGTGTACGGCGCATCCTCGCCCATCTGACGACCTATCATCTCAAACGTAGCATCTAACTTCTTCGCCGCCGCTACGTCAAAAGCATCAGTTACCCCCTGAATCTCCATCTGCAAAGTCTTGGCGTCGCTAAGTTCCGAGGTTCGAGCTTCGTCAGCCTGCTTCTGTAGCTTTGTGTACTTGTCAGACTTGCCACCTACAACCTCGCCCTCGAGGACGTCTTTTTTTGGTGCAACAGACTTAACGCTAGAACCATCTATTAAGATTTCTTTTTCATTTAAGCTTGAGATTCCCGGCACCGTTGACTCAGGCGACGCTAAAATATCCCCCGCTCTTACGGTGTATTTGTTCGTAGCCTGAGTAGTTTTTCCCTGACGCTCTCTCAGGCTCTGCCCCGGCAATGTTTGACGACCAATATTTGAATCTAAACTGAAAGACTGAACCTCGCCTTCTTTAATATCACCAACACGATACACAGTCACAGGGGTATCAGGAGTCAGGTCCTCTACCTTTATACCAAGATGATCTGCCACAAAGATATTTGAATCTTCTTTTAACTTACCTTGAATAGCACTAAGAGTGTCAGGCGATACAGTGTCTAAAAGTTCGTCCGACTTTCTGGCATCCTGCAAAAAGTAAGTAGCCGACTCACTAGCATCAGGACTCACAAGATCCTTAATAGCATCAGGAGTTTGCTGACGCCTAACATAATCCATAATCTCGTCTGAAGGTTCAAGGTCCGAGGGCGAAGAATCAAGCTGCGCGGTTCCAGTACCCTTCTTCTCGATCCCCGAACCTCGGGCCTTGGTCTTTGTAACAGCTTGTTTGAAAAGACCAGCTAGGCCAGCGGTCTTGGCGTATAGGGCACCGGGTGCCAGAAGACGACCAATCATCTCCGGACGCACGTTACCCTCTGCATCCAGAAACTCATCCGATAACTCAACGCCAGCCTTTTGGGCTAAACCACTAGCACCAAACTCTTCTTGAAACTTTTCCGAAGCTTGTTGGGCAGCAGGATCAAGAGCCAGCGGTCCTGTGGCACTCATCGCCGGAACGATTAAATCACCAACTAAACCCGGCAAGCCAAAGATCTCTTCCTTTACTAACCCCGAAGCAATCTTCGGCACGTCAGTAGCAATCCGATCACCCACGCCAGCCAAGTTACCCATGCGCTTCTTAAAGCCTTGAGCAAATAACGCACGCTGTTCAGTAGGTGTGAGTTGTGCCATTACGCAATCCTCGTGGGTTTCTTCTTCTCAGGAAGCAAGATCTTTGAAAACCGATTGGGAACTAGCCGAACCTTGGGCTTAGTAATATTCCCTGTTGCGCGTCGGTGCCCAGTCCTCAAGTTCTTCTCCGTTCAAACTAATAAAGCCCCCTTGGCGAAAACGCATCAGAGCCATTGTCATACTATCACAAAAGTCATCATGATCGCCATTAGGAAAAGAAGCAACCTCCTCGATCACGTCTTCAGCAAACCTCTTGCCAGCAGGATACCAAACCTTACCACCCTCAAATATAGGCGAAGCCATATGCATGCGTGTGGTTTTATCCATTCCACCGCCCCCCTTCTTACGACCGGGGCTAAATGTCAGGACAGGAAGGTTCAGTAACCTCATCTCGTCAGCCAAAGGTGTACCAGACGCTTTTGCCTCAATCAGCATCATATCCGGTTCCCAATACTCGTATTCTTCCTGTGCTATGGTCTTGAGTTCAGGAAAATTCCAACGACCCTTCTTAGCATCCAACATAATCAAATGCTGCTCGCCGTTGCTGTGAGGCTCAAACACACCCCATGTAGTTATCGCACTGTAGTCAGCAGTCTCTTTCTTGCTGAACGCAGTATCATAAGACTGAATAATATAGTCAAGCTTCGGAATATCTTCGTGCTCCCACTCCTGCCACCACTCGCGCTTTATCATCGCAGTTTCTTCGGACACAGGATTCTGTTGCCACTGCGCATTCCATTTGCCCGGGGACAACGAAGCTTTGACCTTTAATAATTCTTCCTTCTTCCAGAATTCTGGCCATAACGGCTGGTCAGATGGCATGATGGCCGGAAATTCTACGACCTCCCACTGGTCAGACATGATGTCGTTACCCTGCGCTTGCAGTAACCGACCAGTCAAATCCTTCTTTGACCACCTAGTCTGAACAATAATAATGGCGCCGCCCGGCTGAAGACGCTGTCGCGGACCAGATGTGTACCACTCATAGGTTCTATCGTAGGCAGTAGACGATAATGCGTCCTGCTCCGAGTGCGGATCATCAATGATAATCAAATCGCCACCACGGCCAGTCATTGCCGCGCCCACCCCAGCGGCAAAGTATTCACCCCCCGCGCTAGTCTCCCACCGACCAGCAGCTTGGGAATCCTGTTTCAAGTCCGTTTTCGGAAAGACTTCCGCATATACAGGGTCAGCGATCAAGTCACGAACTTTACGACCGAATCTTACAGCAAGTTCAGTGTTCATGGTAGCCTGAATGATTTTTAACTTAGGATTTCGACCCAAGAACCACGAAGGCATCAAATAGGACGCAAATTCTGACTTGGAATGTCGAGGCGGCATGTTCACTATCAGGCGCTTCAAGTCACCCGAAGCAATCCTTTCTAGTTTTTCCGCAATGATTTTATGGTGACGACCAACTATGAACCCATCGTAGACATGATTTACGTAGTGCATAAAGCTTTCACGCGCTAAGTCGCGGGTTTCCAAACGCTTTAGCTGTTCTTCTAGCAGAAGCATTTCTCGTAGGTCGTCTTCGGGGATCGTGTCTAGTTCTAAGCTCATACCCAAACAATAATACATGCCAATGAATTTATCAA